AGACCGTGCCCCATTTACTGAACTCGATGTTCGTGGTGAATATGATGCTCCGTCTTTCGTAGCTGCCCGCGATGATCTGGTAGAGCAGGCGCGCCCCGTCGATGTCGAAGGGTACGTAGCCGAACTCGTCCAGTATGATCAGGTCGGCACGGCCGATGTCCCGGAGCATCGTCTCGAGCGTGCCGTCGCGTTTGGCCTTGCCCAGCTGGAGGACGAGCTCGGCGGTCTGATGGAACCGCACGCCCAGCCCCATGTCGATCGCCTTCATGCCCAGCCCGATCGCGAGATGTGTCTTTCCGCGCCCGGTCTTGCCGTAGAACACCAGGTCCTGCGCGCGCGGGATGAAACCGAGCCCTAGGAGCTCATCGAGCATGTAGCCGTCGGGGAGCCTGACGTTCGTGAAGTCGTAGCCGTCGAGACCCTTGACGACGGGGAACCGGGCGCGGCGCAGGAGCCTGTCGTGCTTCGCGCGTTCCCTGTTCGCCAGTTCCGTGTCGAGCAGGCGGTGGACGGCGTCGACCTGGCGGGGCGTGGCCCAGCCGGCGAATTCGTCGATGCTCGCCTTGGAGATGAACAGCTTGCGGGCCTTCTCGTAGAGCCCTTCGTCCGTCTTCGTGTTCATCGCCCGCCTTCCTGCACGCCGACGTCCGCGGTGAACGCGATGTCGTATTCACCCGGATCCGGCCTGTCATCGTCGTATTCGATACCCGCCACGCCCTCGGCGAGCCTGGCCGCGAGCAGTGTGACACCGGCGCGGTCCGCCCCGCCGGTCGATTCGAGGATGGAAAGCATCGCCTCGACCGCGTTCGCCCACCCGGATTCCCTGTCAACGCGTTTGAGGGTCTGCAGCGCCTCGTTGCGTGTCTGTCTGTCCTGCCGATCCAGCCATTCCCGCAACGGGTCCGGCAACGCGTCACGTACCCGGCTGTTGGGCCAGGACGCGGGCTTGTTGCACAGCAGCGCCAACTGCATGGACGGGTCCTCGCTGTTCGTGCTGGCCTGGCCGTACGCCCGAGGATGGGTCGCCAGATGCTTGCCCGACGAGTCGAGGACCCCGGGCCTCGAGCGCGCGGAGGCCCACGATCACCCCTCTGCCCGCGTTCGCCCGGTCCGCGGAACAGCGATGCCGTCCCCGGGCGCGGCCACGCCGTACCGGTCGGCCTTCATATGCCGCCACGTGACCACGTCGAAACGCTTCCCGGGCAACGGCAGCAGCGCCGCACGGTCCTCGGAGAACAGGCCACGTTCCTCCGTGTCCTTGCGGTAATGCGGTTTCGTGGCCAGCTCCAGGCACCGGTCCGGCAGCCCGGCGCTGAAGTTCTCCAGGCTCCATACGCTCGGCCGGGGCACGAACAGCTTGCGCCGCACCATGCCGACCTTGGACTCCACCGCGCCCTTCTCATGACCGGAATACGGGTTGCAGAACGAACAATCGAACCCGTAATGCGCCTGGAAGGCCTGGAACAGGTGCGTCAGGCGCGGCTCGCGCTCCCCGTACCCCTTATGGCCCACGCCGGCGGCGTTATCGAACACGATCCGCTCCGGCACACCGCCCAGCCACTCGAACAGGTTGCGCAACGCCAGGCACGTGCACTCAGCGTTCTCGCCCGGCATCAACTGCACCAGACCGACGTTCGAATACGGGAAATCAAGCACGAAATGATGCATCCGCTGCACCACGCCGCGCAACAGCACGTCGACCTCGCCGAAATCGGCCTGCGCCTCGCCTGGATGCCATACCAGATCCATGAACGCCTCATCACGCTCCGCCGCGAACTCACGCCTGAGCCGCGCCACCGCCCGCGTCACCGTGGACAGGGAGACCTCCGCGCCATGCTCGTCCCTCAACCGCTCCCAGATCCTGGTCGCGGTATGCCGCTGCTTGCGCCAGTTCGCGCGATCCTCCGCGAGCCACTGCTCGATCACGGGCAGATACGGGTCGATCACCGACGCGCGCGGCTTTCTCACCGACGGCACGGCCGACAGATCCTCCTTCGCGAGGTACTTACGCACCGTCGGCTCGCTGACATGTGTTTTCCGCGCGATCGACGCGACGGATTCCCCGTTCCGCCGCAAACGACGGATAGACTGTACTTGGGGCATGCTGATCATAATCCTTTCCGGTCCTTTCTGGCGGAGATACAAGCACCATCCAGTTAAGACCATTCCGTGGTCGGCATGCTCTGCCTAAACCCGAAAAATCATCGTGACTAAACCCGCAACAACTAATTGAACACAAACAATCGACGACAGGGCAGGAAAGTCATACCGGAACCGGCGACCCGGCCCCGACCATCGGGGCCTACCAAACATGGTAATGGGAAGGGGTTTCTTGGACAGGAAGAGCTTTCCGCCACACTCAGCACACGCAACGACCAATTTCTACACACGGAGGATTCACACATGAATGGGTTAACCATCAGAAGACTGACCCCATTGGAATGCGAACGGCTCCAAGGATTCCCGGACGGGTGGACTGACATTCCATGGCGCGGCAGGGAGCACGCGCCGGACGGTCCACGATACAAGGCGTTGGGGAATTCAATGGCCGTTCCGGTCATGAGATGGATCGGCGAAGGGATTCAACTCGTCGAAGAAGCCGCCGAAACAACCGAGTAGACAACAGAGACAGGTGGATCGTCGCCGAAGAGGGGGCGACGTTCCTCAAAAAAACAATACAGCGATAGGCCACGATCTTGTTCAAGGATTTCCTTTTGTCCGGCGAAATCACCAAAAGCAAGAAGAATCATGGCCGTCGCTTGACTATAAAAAGATATGTCACGTATGTAGTATGACTATAAGCACTGCCCGTCAGCCCTTATAGGAGAAGCGGTTTGAGCAGATTCATTACACCGATAGTCCACGGGTTCTGCAGCGATATTCCACGGAAACGACGCCGATAGGCCACTAAAACAGCAGCGATAGTCCACTATCATTGCAGGGATACTCCACGCCGTAAGGTTGTTGCCAAGGCTGATTACACCGATAAGCCACTACTGGCTACACCGATAGGCCACTATCCACAACAGTGTCGGATAGGGCCAGTATACAAGGCCGAAACTGGTGGAGAACAATGCGTTGGGACTGGGGATAGTGTGTTTTGCGCCGATAGGCCACTATCTTCCTCGAAGCTATGGAATACGAAGCCTTTTATAGGGGGTCGAGAGCTGCAGAACCCGCTCATTCAAGGTTCCGCTCGGGAGGCTTTACACCGATAGTCCATCAGCAGAGACAAGAAAACAGCGCCGATAGGCCATCAACGAATCGGCGGGATTGCGCCGATAGGCCACGACCGCAGAAAGGGAGGCCACCAGCCGTTCTTGAATCCGGAAAAATCCAACACGCAACCAAAAATGCATCGATAGGCCACTACATGCTCCGCTAACCCGTCCCGAAGAAAACGGCAGAATGCACCGATATGCCACGTGTTGTTGCCCTATATGCCATCCGCATTCTGCAAGGTGCCGACTCGCTAGAGCTTGATGGCGACCGAGTCGACTTGAGGAAACGTGATAGTGGCCTATCGCTGCCAGTCGCCACGGCCCTCGTCCAATGCCCGTCGTTCCGCCTTGGGCGGTACTGAGGTGGGGGATGGATGCAGAACAATCCCTTCCCTGTTGGTTTCCACGTTCGCGGCGGGATATACGTCGTGGATTTTCTTCAATGCTTCACGGAACTTGGCTTTGAACACGCGGCGTTCCTTGATGCTGTCGCCGAAACGTCCGTGCAGCCAATCCCAATCCAATGTGAGGTCGTGACGCAGGTTGCGGAATGTTCCGGTCAGCCACACGTACACGTCATAGGGGAGAACGGATTTGCCGGACAGCAGGTAGTTGGTGGCACGAGTGTCAAATGGTGCCGACTCCTGGGCGAGCCTGTCCCACACTTCATCGGTGAGAATAAACTTGGCGCCGCTGAAATCCTGATTATTGTTGTCGTTCAGGAAGCTGACGGCCTTCACCATCTGCATGTTCACGGAGTCGAACCGATCCCGGTTGCCCGCAAACCCGGTTTTCTGCCTGATGCTGATATGACAGTACAGGAGACGGCGCAACTGTTCCTGCAAACGTTTCGATGACTGTCCTCCACGGGGTATGCCGAGCTCTTCGGACAACTGGTACATGCTGGGAATCGTGATGGTGTGCTGCGACGGGTCAACGGTCGGGGTTTTCCTCGTTCCCGCAGAGCGAATCTGCTTTGCCATCCACGCCATCAATAGTCGGGGATATTTCCCGTAGGGGAAGTCCCTTGACCTGGTGAGGCTATCGATACCGGCTTCGAGGATGTATTCGACGGTACTGTTGTCCTTGCTCACGAAGTCGGTGCCTTCCGCCGGGGGAGTGGCGGGGAAAAGGGTGCTGGTGAGGATGCTGTGCCCGTACCAGATTTCCTTACTGTCCGGCAAACGGTTTTCGATGTCTGAGATCGTGGCTACCCGGTCGAGCACGAGGTCGGTTGAATGGGTAGCTGGTTTCGTGTTGTCCGGACTGTTGTTGGTCATGGTTCTATGGTACCGGCAATCAATGGAATACGAAAAAACGATGTTTGGTGGTGCTTGTCTGGGTTTTTCCCGGTGCGACACGCCGTATATCAAACATATTTTGTTGTTATTAACCGTTGATATTTCAACATTTTGGCTTGTTTATAGGGTTTCTCTTTTTGACAGCATCAAAATACTTGTTATACTGAATGTGTCCACATAGAAATGAAAGAGGTTCAAGGATCCATCAAATCGGATCATTTCTTCAACTTCTCTCAAGACTGCAATCCGACAAAAGCGGATCATCCCGGAGCAAGACCGGGGCAGTCGCGAAGCATCCTGCGTAGGAAGCCAACCACTACACCACGCACGTGATGCGGACGCTTGAAAACCGAAGAGAGACACCAAAAAACATTCTTGTCCAAGGCAACTCTAGCCCGCATGGGCGTGAGGACAAGACCTTGGATCATACGCCACCCTTGCAAGGTGGCAGCAGTAAAGACATGGGCTGAACGGCTGAAGTTCACGCCGTTCAACCCATATCACCTGTTCAGTTCGGCCGGTTCTGGTTTCGGATGTACCGCGACTACAATGCGGCCCTGAACATTCTCGACGCGGCAGGGCTTGCCGAGTCGTTAAACGCGCATGGAGACGGTATAAGACTGCGCTTGGCTTCGGCCAAGCGCAGCAGCCGTCAGGGAAGTGCGAACCCTACAGGCGGAACGCTTGCGCGTTCCGCGCTGGGAATCCCGGTGCTAAAGCACCGGGAGGAAGTCAATGGGGCTGACAGGCTTTCGATAGCCTGCCGGAAACCATTTGCTACGTGCCGGAGGCCGGTAAGGACAACCGTCATCAACCTTGCCACAAGAATAGACGCCAACACCGTTTCTTCTTCCCGTTTCACCCTCGTAGCGTGAAACCCGACTTTGATCCCATTGCCGATTAACGGGTCAAAGCCGGAAAACTTTGAATCGGACTGGTCGGACAGTCGGACGATGGATTCGCCCGACCAGTACATGAACATCGTCTACAAGCCGTGCGGGTTCGCCGAACGCACCCGTCCACGGATGATCTTCCCCACGCAAGTGGGGATAAACCTACGCACGTGACAGCAAGCAAAGGCTGACAGCAGGCCAGATCCGAGTTCGATTCTCGGCAGCTCCACGACCCTGATCCATCTCCCATGAGCTTGTGCAGACTCACGGTCTGCGGGGACAGATGAATCGGGCACGGTACGCATCGCACCGTGACGGACGACAGAAGCGATGCACCGGTGGCGTGGCCCAGCGGCGACGGCAGCAGACTGTAAATCTGCGACAAGGAAACACCGGAGGTTCGAGTCCTCCCGCCATCACTATCCGCCTGGTTGCAAACAGGCGGATTAACAGGTAGCGGCGCCTTCAAGGCCGTGCTGTGGTTTTCGTTTGCGCACAGTATCTAAACAACAAACGGATTTTATCCGCTGTCAGGCCAGTCTCATTAGACTGACAGCGAACGGTAAAAGCCGGAATGATACGCAGTCATGAGACGACTCGTTCCGGCCGGCTTCGTAGCTCAAACGGCGGAGCATGCATGGTTGGTGGTTCGAATCCACCCGGAGCCACGTTTTTGACAGGTCTTACAACCGGAGAGTCGAGGACTGTGAAGAAAAACTGGAAGAGCGTGCAAATCCTAGGTCGCACGCTTGGAAGGGGAGGTTTCGCAGGAGGTTAGGAAAACCGGTGGAGACAGTCTAAACACGCGAAAGAATCAAGATGAAAGCATCGTGGTACTGCTTAAGACGGTGCCAGAATCTGAGGAAATCGCGTTTAATAGGGCACGTACGTAGCTGGTAAGCCACGGAGTCCTGTCAAAAATATCGGATTGTGGCGCAGTTTGGTAGCGCACGTGCTTTGGGAGCATGGGGTCGCAGGTTCGAATCCTGTCAATCCGACTCGCATGGGAATATCGCTTCCCATGGATCTCACCCGGGCGGGAGGATGCCCGGGCAGTACGACCGGCAGCGCCGGCCGGCGGAATCAACACATCCGTGACCACTGGCAAGAAGGGTCGAAGAGCGTTGGCGAACGCAGGCATCCAAGCCCCATCCGGCGTGCAAGCCCCGGACGTTCACTCGGAAGCCAGCCATCCCTCTTTCGGCTGGCGGACTATACGTCACCGCCGTGCGACGTATCCGAAAAAGCACGGCCATGCGGATGTGGTGCAGTGGTAGCACGCCTGCTTCCCAAGCAGGAAACCGCGGGTTCGAACCCCGTCATCCGCTCTATCCGGAAAACCAAAACAATGGATCTGATCCAACAATGGGACTCGTAACCGTCCTTTCCATGTGGACGCTTCCGGAGAAAACATGGACGAACAGCCCCGGCATGGGCACGCATCGTCAAGGACGGGAACATGCCATCGCCCCGGTAGCTCAGAGGAAGAGCAGGTGCCTTTTAAGCACTGGGTCCGGATATCGTAATTCCGTCGGGGCACGATGCTTGGTAAATCGCCGAGCATAAGCGCATCAATCTATTATCGGATAGGCTGCGGCAAATTCTTCTTCCGGCCGCGCGCGAAACAAGGGAAGGAAAACACACAGTGCGACGGACCAGGGAAGGGCCTATAACCCAGATCCCATAACAGTCCGTCGTACAGCGCCTCTGTAGCTTAAATGGTAGAGCAACGGTCTGAAGCACCGTGGATGCTGGTTCGATTCCAGACGGAGGCACGAAGCAATCCATCCGATCAATGGACTGCTTTCAGGGAGTGATCGAACAATCGCATCGGAAACGAGGCGATAAGATGAGCCGGGCCCGGCAGGGTGGTTTGCGACCGAACCGGCGGCACGTCCAGAGGGGATCTGACATGATCTCGTTTGTCCTCGACGTTGCTGGTAAAACCCAATCCAGTCTCCCGATTCCCCTCCATCTGTCATTCAGGGCGGATGGGGAGGGCGCTTTTTTTGCAGCTATGGTCTCCGGAGCGACATCAATGAGGACCATGCCGAACACGGCCCGGCACAGGCGTACGTCGTTAAAGGAACGAAATGTGCCATCGCCCTTGTAGCTCAATCGGATTCAGAGCGTTGGTCTACGGAACCAGAGGTTGCGGGTTCGAACCCCGCCGAGGGCACTCGGAACAGGAAGCTACTCCGCTACTTATCTTCGGCTTCCTGCTCCTCATGCGTCGGTAGCTTAACGGCAGAGTCACGGTCTCCAAAACCGTGGGATGCTGGGTCGAGACCAGCCCGACGCGCGAAGACGGTATTGCTTGGCTCCTTTCTCACTCACGGATTCAGTCAAGTCAAGCGATACCGTCCCAATGGTTCTGGGCGGCTTTTCGAAATTTTCCTTATTTCCTTTCGGAGCCGTCCAGTATCAATGCCCCGTTGGCGGAACTGGTAGACGCGCTCGGCTCAAACCCGAGTTCCCTACGGAGTGAGGGTTCGATTCCCTCATGGGGCACGAGCCGTGAATAACATGTTCTCAGTAGCCGGGCATGATATTCACGGCATTTCAGCTTCCAGCTCGTATCCGGTTTTCTTTTTCCTCTTCTATTCATTGGCCGGACACGGTAGCGGGACACCGTTTCTAGGGATTGTCGGCCGGAAGAAAACAATCCCCTCACATTCTTCCCCCATGACCGGCATTCCATTCTTCCCTCTCTCTTTCGGGATGCTCAGGTTGATGTCAGCCACGAAGGTCGACCGTGGTGAGGGAAAGCCGGCCAAGTTTCCGTAGCCCAACCGGCAGAGGCACGCCCCTAAACGGCGTTCAGCGCAGGTTCGAAGCCTGCCGGGAACACGATGCATGGCACAAGGCCATGTGTAAGCGCAACATCGCAAATATGGTGGTATCCGCAGACCACGCGCGAAAAGAAGGCGGAAAACTTGGATGCCTAAGTAACAACAATATTCCAAAAAAACGAATTATTCCTTTGGAAAAGGGTTGTCGCTTTTCTTGAACCGAAGTAGGCATCCACCTTGCTCCTGTAGCTCAGTGGACCAGAGCAGAAGAGTTCTAACCTTATGGTCGTGGGTTCGAATCCCACCGGGAGCACGAGATCCATACGAATACGTCAACCAGTTTGTTCCTTCGTGTGGATCAGTGGAGTGGTGGCAGAGCGGTCGAATGCGACTGTCCCGAAAGCAGCAGGGGTGCAAGCCCCCCGGAGGTTCGAATCCTCCCTACTCCGCGAACCCCGCATGAAAATCGTTCCCATGAGGGGGGTTTATCGAGGCTTAGCCGGTGTGCCCCTGAATCGCAAACACTGGCATGGATGGTGGGCCGTGCGGCAAAGGCGCAGTCCTGCTAAGACTGTTGGGGCGGAAGTCCCTGGCGAGTTCGACTCTCGCACCATCCGCTAGCCGATCTGCACTGATAGGCCACGGGATAGGGCCTGGAATCCAGTCAGCAAAAAACGGGTTGGATCGGCATGGCGGAACGCAGTCGGGCATACGTGTCCGATGCGTTCGCGCACATTCCTCCTTGGTGTAACGGCAGCACACGGGTCTTTGGAACCTTTGGTCCTGGTTCGAAACCAGGAGGAGGAGCTTGGCGGCAGCACGTCGAATTGATTTTCCCTCTACACTCGATTCGATGTTTGTTGTACCGGACATACAGGGTCAGGCGTCACCCAAGCCGCGAAACGACGCCACGCCCTTGTAGCTCAGTGGATAGAGCGTCCGCCTCCGGAGCGGAAGGCCACGAGTCCGATTCTCGTTGAGGGCACGCACGAAACTCCGTCAACCATAATGCACGGATTCTCTCTTCTCTTCTCTCTCACGCCGTCGCGCCTCGTACGGTTCGTGCATTACGAGGCAACGCCCTTGTAGCTCAACGGATAGAGCGCCGGTTTCCTAAACCGGGCGTAGCCGGTCCGACTCCGGCCTTGGGCACTTTGCATTGCTAGCTCAGTCGGTTAGAGCACCCTGCTCATAACGGGGAGGTCGTCGGTTCGATTCCAACGCAATGCACGAGTGCCGTATTTTGACGGTTCCCGCACTCGGTAAAAACGGAACCGTTGGAGTCCCGACCGGCCTCCGTCGTGATAAATCCCCGGTCAGGCAAACGCATGGGTCGTACGATCATGACGCGCAACCATGCGGGGCGTTGGTGTAATGGACAGCACGCCACCCCTGTGGGTGGAGATCCGGGTTCGAATCCCGTGGCGTCCGCTAGGGAATCCGCTTTCTGATACGGTGTCTGCGGATTCCTGTTTGCGGTGTTAGCACAACGGTCAGTGCTTCAGTCTTCCAAACTGATGATGCGGGTTCGATTCCCGCACACCGCTCGATACGATTCCATGCCCGTTGGGAGTTCCCGGCGGGCAGTCATGACCATGCGGGTCGTGTCCGATGGTCCACGTCTCCGTTTGTTCGGCGGACACGCGGACCATCGCCGGCGCCCATCATCCTATGAGTGGATGATGCGAACAGCTCTCTGTCGGAAGGGTTGGTGCGAATCCGATAAAGCCTATCCGCCCAGTGCGGGAAAGGTTTCCTGGAACGCGGGCGACCGCGTTTCTTGTCAGCCGACCCACAGGCTGTGGGAACGGTCTCGGTGGAGCATGGGCGTCACAGCCCGTGATCCCTGTCATGCCTCATGCCGTGGTACGCGCGTCCACCGCAGGCATGGGTGCAGGGATCCGGCACGAGTGGCCGGATCGATTGTGGACTGTGCGGATATTGCGACCTCGCAAGGGTGGTATCCGCGCATGCTTTCGTAGCCCAACCGGTAGAGGCAATGCGCCAAGGACGCATCCAGTCCGGGTTCGAATCCCGGCGAAAGCACCAGCGGAAGCAATGGCGTCAACGCCACCCGATCCGGTTCGAACGTCTGCCGGAACGGGAACGATGCTACGGTAGGTTCTCTTCATAACTGGGACCCGTAACCGTTGCAGCGCCCGCTTCCGCTCATATTCTTGCGGAATATGATGTCAACGCCGCCACCCGCCCGCTGCCATATTGGGGCGGAGTGGAACGATGGTCAAGGCGCAGGCCTGCACCTCAGTGGCCTGAACGGAACCGCCTCTCCAGCATCGTATCCGCAACATGGCTTCGTCTTCCAAAGGTAGGATGCGTCATTCGTCGTAATGCGGGTTCGAATCCCGTCGAAGCACGATGGGCCCAGTGGCCACATGCGAAACGCTGGGTTCCCGAACGGGAGATAGTTTGCGATCGGCGGCATGAACCGGTCGCAGGACAAGCATTCCTTTGCTCGCATGGCCCATCCGCCGTTCCTCATGCCGGAACGGTTTCGCCGTCGTAGCTCAGCTGGCAGAGCAGCGCCCTCGTAATGCGCAGGTCACCGGTCCGAATCCGGTCGATGGCTCCTTCTCCACTAAAACCGACCTGTTTTTCCTCCTTTGTCTGGCTGGTTTTTCGGGAAGCCTGCAACCGGACAGGCGTGGAGGATTCCGGTAATGCTGCCGTAGCTCAGCTGGTAGAGCAGCTGCCTTGTAAGCGGCAGGTCGTCGGATCGTAACCGACCGGCAGCTCGAAAAAAACATCAAGGAGGATGAAATGCCCATACCGAAATTGGATGAGCGGGACCAACTTGCGATATTGCAAACCATCACCGGATGTTCCGTCACCCAGAGAATCAAAACAGTCAAACAGCCTCGCGGTGGTTTCCTTAATCCGAACCTGTTCGAAGAAACCGTATTGGATAGTCCTGATGATCTCGCCCCTGTTGAAAACATTCACGCTTCGCTGGTCGGACTGGCTGTCGACTATCTGACCCGTTTCATGACCGGCAGTCCGGTCGATGAGGCTTTCGAGATTTCCTTCAAAGGCTCCAAGCTCGCCAAGCGAACCGATACCGCCCATCAGCTTCTCTCCCGGATAAAAGGCTTGGATGATGATTCCATCATCGCCGCAGCGAAACTCGTAACCTATGACGCCTGCTACCGGAACGGATACTTTGACAGCAACGCCGTCAATTCGGTCAATCCTGATACGGATACCTGCAGCAATATTCGCATCATGGTCAACCGGGCCCTGCATTTCTTCGACCTATACGGTCCTAAAACACAGGACACGATGACGTTCGAGGGCGGATACACGCATACGGTCAACGCCGGAGACGGCGACTTCATGACCGCAGACACACTATGGGATTTCAAAGTTTCCAAAAAGAAGCCGACAAAAGACCATACTTTGCAGCTAATCATGTATTGGCGTATGGGGCTGCATTCCATCCACCCTGAATACAAGAACGTTCGGTATCTCGGAATATTCAATCCGCGTCTGAACACCGTATACAGATATGAGGTCAACCGGCTACCGGAAGAGACGATTGAGTTCGTGGACTACGACATCATCGTCTACCCGCCGGAAATCTGACTCAACAGGAACGGTCTCGCACCGTTCTTCGGGGTTGTAGTTCAGTTGGTAGAGCGTTTCGTTCGCAACGAAAAGGTCGCGGGTTCGACTCCCGCCAGCTCCACTTCTTTTTTGGTGTCTTTCTTTGTTTTTTCGCGTGTTCTCATTGTGTTTTTGACTTTTCTCTTTTACTTGTTATACTGAATATGTCCACATAAAAAAATGAAAGAGGAAAACCAATGAACATCGCATACTCCCGTTATCTGCAAAACGCGCTCGAACATAGCACCCTCACCGATGAGGAGAAGCAAGGCGCACACGCCTTCCTGAAATTCCTGTCAACCTACAAGCCCACAGGGCTGAACGTCAGGGAACCGGACTTCTACGGTTATGGCGATGCGTTCGGCCAATACGGCGTCACCTACTTCGACAAGCAAACCCTCGAAGACTATGGCATCGACCCCGACGAGCTGGACGCCATCCAGTTCGACCAGCTCATGACCTGTTGGGCCGAGGAAGCCCACGACATGCTTGGGAGCGACATCTGCGACATCATCCCCGACTCGCTTGACAACGCGATTCAAGCGCTTGGCTTCGACCGTGAAAGCATCGAGGCGTGAAATCATGATGAACGTTGAAGACTTCAGGATCATGTTCCGCACCCATCTGAGCCACGAACTCTGGGACAAGTGGCGCAACGGACAACTCGACGTGTCCATGCGCCGTAACACCCCAGACGGATGCGAATACGAGGAGCTGCCGAAGGAAGCGGCAGATCGGATTCTCGATGGCGGGGAAATCCATTCCTGTGAGGATCTAGCCGACCCGACCGAAATGATTTCGGATCGTTACGCCTGCTCCCTGTACGGCATCACCACGTTCAAGCCCAGCGAATACGCAGTTGACAAGGACTTCCCCAATGAGGTGGTTCTCCTCGTCCGTGGTTGGAGCGTCGCTGATTTTATGAGCGACTGGACGAAGCTCAACGCAGTCGATGAGTAGAAGACGGGGAACAGAATGTACGAGATTAAAAGCATCAAAGATGGAACCTACGGCGCATACGAGTATTCGACACCAGTACCCGCAGACTACAGCTTCAAACAGATGCTCGCCATGGCACGTGACATCGCCAATGCGAACGGATATGAGGCAAGCATCTACGACGACGAAAACGAGATGATCATCACCATCGCACCCGAACAATACAGCATGGGAGTCGCAGCATGAGCAACAGGAAACTCGTCAGCGTACAGGAAATCACCAACATCGAGCCCATCGAAGGGGCCGATCGCATCGAAGTCGCCCGCATATTGGGGTGGCGTGTGGTCGTCGGCAAGGACATGCATCTGAAGCCGGGGGACAGGGTCGCCTATTTCGAGACGGATAGTCTTCTGCCCGCCTATGACCCGCGTTATAAGGCGTTCCAGGCTCGCGGTCAGAAGACCATGATCGTCGGTTCCATGGAAATCACCGGCCATGTGCTGCGCACCGTGAAACTGCGCGGAGTGTATTCGCAGGGTCTCATCATGCGTTTGGATGAACTCGGATTCCGGTATACGCCGGCAGTCGGCACGGACATCACCGATAAGGCGAATGTGCTCAAATACGAGGAGCCCCTGCCGATGGGCGGTGCTCAGATCGGCCGGTTCGACGCGCCCTGCTCCAAGTCGGACGCGCCACGTTTGCAGACGCTCACCGACCACTGGGATGAAATCAAGACGTTGAAAGCCGTGCCGACCGTGAAGGTCGATGGCACCAGCACCACGCTCAGCATGGACGAACGCGGACAAGTCCACGTGTACTCACGCAACTGGGAGCTTGACTCCATGTCCTCGAACATGCGGCTCGCCAAAAGATTCCAGTTGGATAAGATGCTATGGCCCGGCATGGCCGTCCAGTTCGAGCTATGTGGCCCCGGTATCCAATCAAACCGTTTGAAACTGCCGGCCCAACGTCCGTTCGTCTTCGCCGTCTGGAAAGACCATCACAAGATCGACCGCGACCAGTGGCCGACGGGAATGCCGAATCTTGCCGTTCCCGAACTCGACGAAAACGAGTGGGCATTGACGGGGGGCGTGGACGACATGATCGCCAAAGTAGACGGGTTGCGTGGCAACGTCACCAAAGACCGTCTGGACGAGGGCATCGTCTGGCATCTGCGCGAAGACCAGCAGTTGTCCGAAGGATTGGCGAACGAACTGGGAGCCAATCGGTGCTTCAAAATCATCAACAACAAGTATCTGACGAAGAACGGACTATGAGCATGGCATACCCGATGTTCCCGCTCGTATCGGCTCCCGCATCCTACATGCCGGTCCCCGTCGACCTGGTGCAGCGCCTCGCTTCGTTCACCCTGGCCCACCCCGGGGAGCCGGGAGGCCTTGCCGCCGACGAGATCAGGCATCTGAACCTGCCCTGCGGCTCCTACGGGTATGAGAGCGAAGCCGTCGATGCCTGGCTCGACGAACTGGCGGAACAGCTTGAAAAGAGGTGACAGCCTTGACCAGGACAATCATGGTGGACATCGACAACACGATCGCCGACTATACGAACGGTCTGCGCGACTACATCCGCGAATGCGGGCATGACATGGACGAATGCCCGTGCCCGGAGCCGACGGCCTACGATTTCACGCTGACCGGCGGATGGCCGTTCAGCGGGGATTCGAAAGCGTTCATGTGGTGGCATACGCGCGCCGTCGCCGACGGCTTGTACTCCAGAGAAGAACCGTATGCGGGAGCCGCCGAAGCCTTGAACCAGCTGCACGATGCGGGCTGGAACGTCATCATGGCGACCAGCCGCGCGGATGACTGGCGCGGCGAAAGCCAACGCTGGCTGCACCGCAACGGCTTCCGGTTCGACGGGTTCTACTGCGGCGACAAGACGCTGCTCACGCCGGACGTGCTCATCGACGACAGGCCCGTCACATTGGAGGCGATGGCCGCGAAGGGCGTGACCGTACTGCATCCCGATCATGCGTACTGCACGGCCGCGCCGGGCCGCATGTTCCACCGGTGGGCCGCCGTGCCCCTGATCCTGGGAGGCGTGCGATGAAGCCGGAAATCGAAGTCGAACGCCGCGCCGGCATGATCACGGGCGCCTCATGCGGGCATACGAGCCTCACCTGGCTGCCGTCCGCCGGCCGACACGGCGTCCGCACGTGGGTGCTGTCCACCGATGACGGCGGCACGATCCGCCGGATCCGGTTGAGCCCCGGCGAAATCGGCTGTCTGGCGGGCATTCTCCAAACAATCGCGAATAAGGGAGGCCGCGATGACGAACCCGTTGGATGAGAGCGCCGTGCCCCTGATCCTGGACGAACCCAAACACGGGAGGGTAGGGGGATATCGATGATGATCCGCTCCACATACGCTCTTCATGTCGGAACCGGCCTCATAATGGAAGGACTGAATTGATTTACGACATCACACCCATCACGTTCAACCAATTGGATCTGCTGTCTGCCGGACACCCGCAGGGTGGTCTTCAGCAGACCGGGCACATGGCGCATCTCGCCGCCCCAGACGTGGAGGCCACGGATCTGATCGGCGTGACCCGCAACGGTGTCCTGACCGCCGGCTGCCTGATCGCGTGGACGCGAGGCCGGCTTGGCCTGGAAGGCAGCATCTGGCTCGGCCCGTTATGCGCGCTCGATGATCCGAAACTCCTCGAACACATGACCCGTGGAATTCGTCTCGCCGCACGCCGCCGTCATGCCGTGTCCGTCACATGCTGGCCGAACATCGAATACCAAAGGCATGACGCGGCCGGGAACCCGATCGGGGCCCCCGACACGATAATCCTCGACGCCTACCGGCCATGCGGCTGGAAGCATCAGGGATTCGACACCGGATACGGGAAAGTCGTCAACCGTTGGAATTGGGTCAGGACCTTCGACGGCATCAAGGATGAGAAGACGCTGCTCGCCTCCTATAAGCCGCGCACCCGGTGGAGCGTGAACCGGGCGAGAACATCAGGCGTGCGAGTACGCGAACTCGGTGCGGATGAGCTTGGCACGTTCGTGGACATCGAACGGAAGACCGCAGGACGACGCGGCTTCATGGCCCGCGACGAAGACTACTATCGCCGGTTCAAGGAGACATTCGGAAGCCGAGCCCGTTTCATGCTCGCCGAAATCCATGCCAATGAGCTTCTGGCCGGCCTGACCGCCGAACATGACAGGCTCGCCAATCGGCTGGATTCGCTGAAAACCAGATACGAAGCGCATGCCACGACCCGGCTCAAACGCCAGACCGACGATACGGCCCGCAACCTGACCGCCCTGGAACGTCGCCTCGACGAGGCGCGCGCCTTGACCACACATGGCAGCGTGATCCCAGCCGCCTGCGCCCTGTTCGTGGAACACCGGCGTGAAACCGTGTACCTGACAGCCGGCGCTCTCCCCGAATACCGGGCATACCAGGCTCCCGCCCTGTTGGTCCACGAAGGAATGCTCCGCCTGTGCGTCAACAGCACCCAACCGCGACGCTTCAACATGTACGGCATCACCGGCGTATTCAACGACCCGGATGACGAAGGCCGTGGGGTATTGGAATTCAAACAGGGATTCAACGGGCATGTCGAGGAGCTGGTCGGGGCGTTCATTTTGCCGACCAGCACGATCCGATACAAGCTCAGCGAAGCCGCGCACACAATCAAACTACTGAAGGAAGCCGGTCGATGACGAATCCTCTTGACGAAAGCGCGAAAGCCGCGGCCGAATGGGTCGAGACCACGCCGGACACCGTATTACAGGCCTGCGGACTCGTGAACGCCTACCAGCTGGGCTGGAAGGACGGGCAATGCCCCGAATGCCGTCGACTCGGCATACCGGGACGCATGCCCGCGAGGTCGAAGGACAACGGGGAAAGGAACGGATGATCACTACGAATTGTGAAAGGAGGGAGGCTTGTTTCCTCCCCGCCCTGAAGGGCGGAGTCTCCACAAGCCAAACAAGATGAAAGCGCCAATGCCGCTACCCGATGAATCGACACCAGCGACGGCACGGCGGTGGATATCACCTGCGAGACGACGGCGACGGCCGCCGCAATGCTAGAGGATCTACGAGGCCTGCACATCCGCATCGGGAAAATCAGCGAAAGGACACTACGCATCTTGGTGGATTTCGAGGGAACTTTCCCAGTCCGGAATTAAGAATGGGGTCCACCTGTCGCCACTGAGATTTAGCTCTCAGGGGTCTCTAATCGGGTGTGAATGGTCCTCGATAAAACAGCTCTGTATTCTTCTGACAGTTTTGGTGGTCGCTACATGTATGTTATACTGAATATGTCCACATAAAAATGAAAGAGGAAACCATGAACAAACTGACCAAAATCCAGTTCACCACATTCATCGACATCATCAGCCAAGACAACTACAGGGCATCGCTCTACTACGACTCCACAGAACAAGGAATCGAAAGAAAAGGCCTCATCTCCCTACACAAGGACCGCAGCGTCCGTCTCACAAAGGCCGGAGAACAGCTAGCCAACGAAATCAACAAACGACGCGAAACACAAGACCTGGCGCACATGAGCATCGACGAACGACAGCTCTTCCTATCCAATATCGCCGAACAGGATCTCAAAGACGAGGCGGTAATTCAGCTTTCCAAGGATCGCAACGCTGAACTTCGTCTTCGCGGAGTCCGTCTTCTCATCAAACGTGGCCTACTGGATCAGAAGCAAGCCACCAAGTTCGCCCACGACAAGTCCAGCGAGATTCGCGCCCTCATGGTAGGGAAAGCCGATCTCATGGAGTTCATTAAAGATGAAAGCTATGAGGTCCACGACGCAATCAGAAAATACATCTCCGAAAACAACGTGAATACCAAACCTTTCGTCGATAAAATCGCCCATAGCCCTCAAATCTATCAGCGTCTTTTCGCAGTTGATCTGGTAGGGGAAGATTATATCCCTCTCCTGCTCAACGATTACAGCACGAATGTCCGCTGCGCGACAATCGACCGATTTGCAGACTCTCTGGATTCCGCAACCATCGATCAACTGATTGCGGATTCTGATCCGGCTGTTCGTGGGTATGTCGCCCAGAAAGTCAACAATCTCACCGATGCTCAGATTCAAAGACTGTTGCATGATAGGGTCGCTGGGTTCTGGATGCAGGACCGGTTGGATGAATACTGCAAAACCTATCGCAGACTGTTCTACCTCGAAAAACTGTTTGCCGACGTGAACGGCGACATGGCGTGCTCCCGGCGAGAGGAATCCTTGCAGCGTTAAGTCGACCATCTTCTGTTCGGCCGTGTATCAATGCCGATCGGCCGAACAGAAGCTGGTCGATAAAAAATCAAACTGAGCATATACAAGTTTGACTTGTTACGTACAAATGCCGTACGATTGATATATGACAGAAACCACGAACAAAGCCAGCCGTTTCGAGATGCGGCTCACGCCGTCACAAAAGGAACGTCTCGACCAAGCGGCCGAAATCAAAGGTCTCAGCACATCCCAATGGGCGTTGTCCAACCTGCTCGTCGCCGCCGACCGTGACATCCAAGAATCGCACGTACTCTATCTGGATGACGAGCAATGGAACTCATTCATAAAAGCCTTGGATGAACCCATGCCGGCGAAGATGGTAGAGCTGCTTGAAAGCGAACCTATCTGGAAATGACCGATTTCACTTTTCCACGACGACTGACCATGGAAGACGACATCGATGGGTTCGACTGCGGCTTGCCGGTCGTCAACAACTGGCTACGAAACCAGTTGAAGAACGCCGGCAGACAGCATACAGCCGTCGCCTATGCGACATTCTCGAATGGAGTCCTGGCAGGCTTCTACACGCTTAGCGCATACGGTATCAATCACGCCGAGGCGAACGGATGGTTGAAAAGAAACAGTCCGGATCCGATTCCGGCGATACTCTTGGGCATGCTTGGCGTAGACATACGCTACCGAACCATGCACATAGGTTCTCAACTACTGAGGGATGCAACCCTGCGAGCTTCTAGCGCGGCTGAAATAGTAGGAGCCAAGGCGCTGCTTGTCGAGCCCGCTTCGGATTCGGCGGTAAGATTTTATGAGCATTATGGCTTCCGGCATATTGATCACTCCGGAAAAATGTTCCTGCCGTTGAACGTACACTGATTTTTCCGTCCACTATTTGCGAAGTTGATCGTCGCCACCGTCCAAGCCGTCCGTGACCATCGATAGTGCCACATCCGCGACAACAAGCCCCACCCAGACGATGGCGACGGTTATGCCGGGCAAAGCCCAAGCCATGGTCATGGTGCTACCGGTCAGCAGGTGAGCCATGAGTTCGATGAGGAATCCGACCACGCCCAGCAGAATTATTACTGCTGGTAATGGTTTCTGTATCTTGTCGAGAATTTCTATTGCGTGTTTCATCCGACGTTCGTCTCCTGTTGTGTGCTCTTTTGCCGCCAATACTCGTTTCGAATGTAGGTGTCTCCCTGAATGGCTTGGCAGTATGGGCATGCGAAGATGCGGCATTTGAGCCAGCCTCGGGCTTTGACTTCCTTGTTGGTGAAGAAGCATCTGCGGATTTGCGGATATTGTTTGTCCACCGCGTTGATCACTGGGGTTCGTTCCTCGACGCGGGTTTTGGTGTTGCATACTATTTGTGATTCCTGCATCCACCAGACTTTGATAAGCGTATGACATTTCCAGCAGTGGATGGGCATCACGCGGAGCGTGTCGAATGTGCGCGGTGTCGTTTCCATCAGGGTCTGCGCTTCCCGCCGGTGCTCATTGGTCAGCTGGTCGATGACGCTCTTGAACTTTTTGATTGAATAGAGAGAACCGCCGTGAATCAGGGCGGATTCCCCTATGACGCCGACGTAGATTCTCGTATACCAGCCGTCCATATCCCAGTACGCCGCGAGATTCGGCACGATGCCATCCTCAGCGCACCTCACCCATTCGCGCATCCTGTCGTCTTTGACGAGCTTCCGGCGGACTCCCGCATGCGAGCCGCACGACCAGACGAGCCGGTACCGTTTGTCGGTCAGTTGTTTCGTGCTCGGATGGTACAGCCATTCGATACGGCTGTCGTGTCCAAGCAGCCGGTTCCTCAGCTTGGTTTCCGCTTCCTCGTCATGCACGTCTATATCCCGCACCAGGCATTCGATGACCGGCATCCCGTAGATGGCATATCGCTGCACGTCCTCTAGGCTTTTCGGATGCGTGTACCTGACCTCGAACGCAATCTTCAAGGTCTTGTCGCCGATTTTCACAGTGAGAAGCAGATCGGGAATGAGACCGCATTCAAGCCTCTGTTCCGATTCCACGCTCACAATCTCGGCTTCAATGGGAGGAGAGGCCAGCAGGTCAGGAACTTGAACGTCTTTTTCCCGCCAGGAATACTCATCAACAAGTTCGCAACATTCCCGTGGCCGGCTTGACCAGCCGGTACGGCAGGCGCCGTTATCCGTATACCGAGATATGTGCGGAACGCCGTCACAAGCGCTGATGGCCGGCAACAGTATCTTTTCACCCACGGCACGGGACAAAAGATATTCGGAAAGAGTGTGGCAGCTGTTTTCCCCGTATCCCTCGCATTTGCTGTCCTCGCCGACATGATGGCGCAGGCACTTCCACCCATATTCCGGATGTTCGACGCTACGCCGCACCGATTCCAACGGCTTGCCGCATTCCGGGCAAGCAAGCTTGCATCGCAACCCGTATTGCGTCAGAGGTAGTTCGCGCAGTGTTACCGGCTTGCCGTCCAGCATGCCGAAGTCAAGGGATACATCGACCATCAGCCTGCCTCCCGTGCGAGCCATTCGGCGGCGGTGCGTTTCGATTGGAAGATGCCTTGGCTTCCGTTGATGCCGGTCGCATGCCACATGTGTTTCCGGTTGATGGTTTCCCGTCGGAGAGTGCCGGCGGTATGACCGTTGGTGAGAACGGCGAACATGTTGGCTCCGGTTTTAATCAGGATTAGGTTCATCAGGCCGGTTCCTTTCTGGCTCGTGTCAACGCTTCGATGAGCTGTTCGGCTTTCCGTCTGCAAGGCATGTGCCCGGATTGGACAGCATGGTCGAACATCCCGTCGATGGAATCTTCGTCGAACGGAAAACCGAAAGAGCATTTGTACAGGATTCGACTCACCGTTTCGATCTGTCGTTCCGATACTTGTTCGCGGCTTTTGGCTCCTGCTTCGTATCCTTGGGCGAAGGCTTCTATCGGATCGTCGGATTGGTGGAACGAGTATAGGATTGCGTATGCTTCGCAACGGTATTCGTCAGATTTGACTGTCACCTCGGAGCCTTCCTTCGGTATTTGCGTGGATTGAATTCCTTACCACCCCAAATGCCCTGCAATGGGTATCCGCAGATTTGATTGTTTGCTTCCGCATATTTGCGGCATTGCATCATCACAGGGCAGGTGTGGCAGATGTGGATTGCTTCCCTTCGCATGAGCTGACTGTTGCCGGGAAACCAGAGTGCCGGATCATAGCCGGCGCATGCGGCTGATTTGCGCCAGTCACTCATGGCCGCCGCCTACCGTGGACGGTAAGGATTTGGTTCCGGATTCCACGTTCTCGAGCAGGAAGCCGGTGTACTGGAACTGTTCGGTCTGGGCCTTGGCCTGGCGCAGGGTGTCGAGGCCCACGCCCGCGATGATCAGGATCGTGGTGCCGCCGAACGGCAGCTTGGCGTTGAGGCCGAGGGCCATGATCAGCACGGTCGGGATCAGGGCCACGAACAGCAGGTAGACGGCGCCGACGGTGTTGAGTCGGTTCATCACGTAGGTCAGGTAGCGGCTGGTGGCGTTGCCGGCGCGGATGCCGGGGATGAAGCCGCCGTACTGCTTCATGTTGTCCGCGGTCTCGTCCGGGTTGAACGTGATCGAGGTGTAGAAGAAGCAGAAGAACACGATCATCAGCGCGTACAGGGCGATGTACCACACGGATGTGGTGTTCGCCAGGTTGGCGTTGATCCACTTGACCCAGGACTGGTCGGACTTGCCGAACTGGGCGATCAGGGTCGGGATGGCGAGGATCGAGGAGGCGAAGATCGGCGGGATGACGCCGGACATGTTGATCTTCAGCGGCAGGTAGGTGGAGGAGCCGCCGTACATCTTACGGCCGATCATGCGGCGCGTGTACTGGACCGGGACGCGGCGCTGGCACAGTTCGACGAAGTCTACGAAGATGAGGATGACCACGAGCACGCCCACGACGATGCCGAACTTGAGCCAGTCGCCGTCGGTGCCGTCGGTGCCGTAGCCGATCTCCCACAGCTGCGGCAGGAAGCCGGAGCAGATGGACATGAAGATCAAGATGGACATGCCCTGGCCGATGCCCTTGTCGGTCACGAGCTCGGCCATCCACATGATCAGGCCGGTGCCGCCGGTCATGATGAGGACCATGACCACGAGGTTGAACACGGAACCGTCCGGGATGACCTGGTCGCACTGGTAATTGAACAGGGCGCCGGAGCGGGCGGTGACCAGGATGGTGGTGGACTGGAGCACGGCCAGGCCGATGGTCAGGTAACGGGTGTACTGGGTGAGCTTGGCCTCTCCGGACTGGCCCTCCTTATGCAGGGCCTCGAAGCGGGGGATGACCACGCGCAGCAGCTGCACCACGATGGACGTGGTGATGTACGGCATGACGCCCAGCGCGAAGATAGACAGCTGGAGCATGGCGCCACCCGAGAAGAGGTTCACCAGTCCGATGAAGTTCTCCTGAGAGGCGCTGCCGATGGTGGCCATGCACTTGTTCACCACGTTGTAGTCCACGCCAGGGGTCGGAATGAACGAACCGATGCGGTAGACGACGATGATGAACAGGACGAAGAGAATCTTCTTCCTCAACTCTTTGGTCTTCAGGGCCTGGATTAGTGTCCTCACTGGGGTGAATCTCCTTGTTGATGTATAAGTTGCGTGGTTTTTATGCGGCTTCCGACAGTTGGTCGGCCATGTTCGCCTGTCGCATGCGATTCAGCATGTCTTCCGTTTTCCTTTGCACACGGTTGAAACGTATGGTTTCCACCGGGCCGGATAACGGTCGATACTCCACGTCCAAATGAGCACCCTCGAAAACGGCGGACAGGACCGATCCCATGCGGACACCGTTGTCGATTAGCAGGTCACGGGCGATTCCACGCCAATCCTTGTTCGTCCAATGTTTCAGGGCTTCCGTGTAATGCTCATGCTTGTAGAAGCTGAGTAGGTCGGCTGGAGTGGATCCTCTCGCACCATCGTCGCGAACCCATCCTCCGTCCCGGTAGATTCTTGTGGTGGGTTTGCCGCTGACGACCAAGATGAAACGTTCGTCGGCGATGCTTGCTTTCACGTCGGCTCGATAGCCGTGGTCTTTCAAGGCGGGAAGGATCGCCGCATATTCACGGCTGAGTTGGTCTGGATGATTCATTTTTTACCCCCACTTCAATTAGTGCCGGTCTATGGAGGTGGCAGGGATTTTCGTGGCACTGGCTTCCGAAGGGCTCATTGTTTTTTCCTCTTTCATTTCTATGTGAACGTATTCAGTATAACAGGTAAATGGGAAAAAACATATAATAAACCATCCCCGCATGCGCGGGGTAGATGATGCGAGGGTGCCCGTGATCAAGAAAGGCTCCGGTTTATCCCCGCGCGTACGGGTTAGATGCGGCATCAATCGTGAACTGGTACAGGGTCTTAGGTTTATCCCCGCGTGTGCGGGGTAGATATATGCGCTTCACGCTTAGGAGGACGGGACCAGGGTTTATCCCTGCGTGTGCGGGGTAGATCACGGGACGCTTCACTGTTCGAGACTCATACACGGTTTGTCCCCGCGTGTGCGGGGTAGATCTCGACATCCTGCAACAACATCAGGTCACCACCGGTTTATCCCCGCGTGTGCGGGGTAGATTTCGAGAAAGCCGGCGCAAAGCAGTCCCGCCAAGGTTTATCCCCGCGTGTGCGGGGTAGATTCTCTGAGCCTCCCTGCAGCGTCGTTGGCCATCGGTTTATCCCCGCGTGTGCGGGGTAGATCCATTCAGAAGACGTTCTATTACGGGAGAATGCGGTTTATCCCCGCGTGTGCGGGGTAGATATAGCAATCTGTGGAGATATCCCGTTCATCCTCGGTTTATCCCCGCGCGTACGGGGTAGATTCGCGGACGTCAAACTCTTCGGCAACGGCTTTCGGTTTATCCCCGCGCGTACGGGGTAGATTTCCGATCTTCATCCTCGACTTGCTGGGTGTTCGGTTTATCCCCGCGCGTACGGGGTAGATGAGGTTGCTACCGCGTTCGAGTGAGTGGAGGTCGGTTTATCCCCGCGCGTACGGGGTAGATACTTGCATTCTCAAAGGATTTCGCGACTGCATGAGTACGGAAAATATTTGATTCGCTCAGTCATTCTGCGCTTCGGCTACCGCATTGAATAACAGGTCAATAGCATTGGAGTAGCGTGCCTGGAATACTCGGTTGTTGGCCGGCTGATCCCAGTGTGCTTCCGTGCCATCGATGGTTTCGACGTGCGCCTGTTCCTTGCCTTTGAACGCCTGTTCCAACGGCTTGTCTACCAGTCCGACTCGGATAGGGCCGGCTGGCGGGCAGGCGCGTCGTCCCAAGTACGGCATGTATACGGGGTGTTGGATAGCGGCGCCGATTGTTCGCAGAAGTCGTAGATTGTTGGACTCCAACCCGACGGTGAACGTGGAATCCTGTAGGTATTCCTTCGTTTCCAACGGGTTGGGTTTGCCGTCCGCTCGTCTGCCCATGGTTTGGAAGTCCGTCAACCGTGGGCCTGTGTGGACGGGTTGTACGCCGAATCGGAGGGCTGCGAGGTCGCTGATGTCGCTTCCGCGGGCACGTCCCAAAGCGGATGCGACGAGTCCGATGACTCCGCTTTTGGTGGGTAGGCTGCCGGTGTTGCGGTGCGTGTACCCGTCTTCGGTGGCCCATGATTGCAACGGGCCTTTCAACTGGAGCAGTAGGGTCGGCATGGTGATCAGAGCGCCTTGATGATGGTGCTGGTGGTCTCGCTGACCAGCTGGGGGAGTGTGAGCAATGTGTCTTGCTGCTCCTTGTCCATCGCCTTGCGCGCGTTCAGGTCGGCCATGGTGAACGTGTCGGCGGCGGCCAGACCATACGTGTTCTGATAGTCGGCCTGCTGTTCGAGCAGTCGTTGCACGCTGGTGGGAATCGTGTCAGTATTGACCGGCTTCTCGTAGGCTTCCACGAGGTTGATGGGGCGGTCGGTGCGGATTACGGTTTCGATGAACGAGGGGAGCGTCTGATGTCCGAAACTGTTCTGTTTGCCGGACGGCAGGCTCAATGCGAAGGCGTTCAGGAACGTGGACAGGGCGAGCCGCACGGCTTCCTTATCGTATCCGAGGTTACGGTTCAGCAGGTTCACGTCGACGCAGGCGTAACGGTAGAGGGTGGCGCTCAAGTATCCGGTTTCACCGATCATGCCGGCGCCGCTCGTGTTGTCGCAGTCGTCAACGGCCGCATAATAATCGTTCTCCACGTCTGCTCGGTTCACGCTGATGGCGTGCGCAAACTGGCTGGCCGCATCCACCACGTACTCGCTGCCGGTGCCCTTGTCGCTGCTGGCGCTCATTCGTCCGAAGAACGCGATGTCGATGCTCCGGTCGGAGTCGAGCAGCTTCTTGATGTCCGTACGATGGGAGGCGACGGACTTCTTCGGATCGGTGCTGCCGTATGCCTCTTCCGCATATTGGGCGAGCTTCTGCCACTGCTGTTCACCGAAGAACTGGAGCGCGCTAGTGCTGCCGGGTCGGTTCTTGTCAGAGGGAAGGCCGGCCGCCTTCATCAGTTCGCCGGTGACCTTCAGCAGATGCTCGTCCTCCGGATCACGGTTGATGCGCTGCGCGATCATCTTGGTGAACTCACGGCTGCGCGAGCCGAGCCTGCCGGTGTCGAGGGTGTCGCGGAAGTTGTCGCGAATGGCCTTCTTCCATGCTTGTGAGCTGACGCGCATACGTGGCACGCCACCGTAGATGGAGGTTTTGGGTCGTCCGTTCTCGTCGCGATTGAGGTTGGCGGGCGGAAGGGTCTGGATGGCGTGGATGTCGATGAACAATCCCATATTGTTTCTCCTGATATTTGGTTTTTCTTTGGTGGATGGTGGATTGGTTCCGTTTTGTCCGTGGGGGGGCTGTCGGGCGGGAAGCCCCCGCGAACGATGGTGAGGACTAGTTGAGGTAGGCGGGCTTTTTGCCCTTCGACAGCGCGACCAGAACGAGTGCAGCGAGACTCGTGGTCCGGTCCGCATCGAGAGCGAGAATCGCGTAGGAATATGCGCCCTCCATCTTCCCGCCCCACCATGAGAGATAGGCGGCGACGGCAAGGGGATGGGCGCGGTACTTCTTCTCCGAGGCAAGGTCGGTGAGACCGCATGCGGCTGTGATGGCATTGTGTAGCCGGCCGTGGTCGGGTTTGATGTCGGGGTTGGTGAACCCGTCGGCAAGTGTTTTGGAAAGAAGCCTCTTATAGTATGGCGTGTGGGCTTTCGCCGCGAGGTTGATGATGGTCCCGATCTTGAATCGTGGGTTGATGGCGGCGGCGATTGCCGCATCCCTGACGTTGAATACTTCGGACATGAGGTCCGCGAACCCTTCGAGTTCCGTGTCTTCGTCGGCGTATCCTTCGCAGGCTTTCTCCCATGCTTGGAGCATGGGGGTGGCGAAGGTGCGGATTGCTTTTTCGTGCCCGTATGCCAGTGCCTGTTGGCGGTATTCTTCGATGAGTGTGTTGGTCTTGGGTTTTTCGATGATGTTGGTCATTGGTTCCTCTTTCTGTTTTATGTGGACATATTCAGTATAACAGAGAAAAGTCAGATGTCAATAAAAGTGGCTCACAGGGGTTTATCCCCGCATGTGCGGGGCAGGTGTCTTTCCGTTGGCTCTACGGCATGTCGCCCCGCGGTTTATCCCCGCGTGTGCAAGGTAGGTGGGGTAGGTCATATACCGCAATCGCTCTATCGAGGTTTAGGCTTATCCCCGCGTGTGCGGGGTAGGTTGCTTTGGCTTTGGTGTCGTTTTTCCTGATGAAGGTTTATCCCCGCGTGTGCGGGGTAGGTAGTTTAGTTTTCAACGTTTTTGAGGTCATGCGTGAGCCGTCTATGCAAATTGCATACCTGTTTCCTGAGTTGATTGTCCATTGATCGCAGGCCGGCGGACAATCAGTTGAGCAGTCGGCCCCAGTCGCGCCGCACTGTGTTTGCCGAGTCCGGTTTGCTGAGTCTCGCCAGATCCAATGCCAGCAGGGCGTGATCCAATGGAATGTCATACTCGTTAAACAGTCGGATTATACGTAGACAGAACGGTGCGGCCTCCTGCATGTTTCGCGCGTTCATCATTTTCCTGTAGAGCTCGTCAACGTCTTCGCCGGTATCGGCCAACGTGCGTAAAGCCGTGTTGAAGTGTTCACCCTCCACGTACATGGGTTTGCACTGGTTGCCTTGCTGATGGTAGGCGTATAGGCCGAATGCGTACCATGATGCCTGTTCCATGAGGGTTGGTTTGCTGAAACCGCGGTATTTCATGCCGTTCAACGACCATTTGGATGCCTTCGGATCCGAGCCGCAAGGTTTTTTGAAACTGTTGCGTAGGTTGGCGAGGTCGGCGCGCGTGTAAGTGCCGTTCAGGTAGCCGTCTTGCAGACGGGCGAATCGGGGTCGTGCCCAGGCGAGGTAGCTGTTAGCCAAGGTCGGGTTCCTTCCCGCCTGCCAGATAGGGGAGCATCGCCGTATCGGCTTTGGCCCAAGCATCATGCGGATTGTCTCCGTTGCCGACCTTCGGCCATGCCTGTTTGACGAGTTTGTCCACGATGGCGCTGACGTTTGCATGTTCATGGATACGCCGCATATCCAAGGTCATGTGGTCTTGGCGGATTCGTGCGATGCTGCTGGACTGGCTGCCGTATTGGGCTGCAACCGTGTCGAAGCTGACGGTCGAATTGAAGTTCGATGCCCATAAGAATGTTGCGGGATAGTGTTCGTCGCCGTCAGGTTCAACGAACGCCTTATCCCATTGCGTCCATAATGGTCGGTCGATCAGCGGGCCGAACGTGAGGTTCACCGGTTTGGGTTTGCCGGTCTTGTCCTGAGTCCAGAAGGCCATGTATTCGTTTTCCGGGGTCGTCCATTCGGAACGGTTCCCGTAGGTGACGTAGGCGCCGGTGCATAGGCCGTCCGTGTTCCAGAGCAGTCGGATTCGGCGGGACGGGTACGTGTAATAGTATGCGGGGCCGGTGGCGTCCGGTTCCATGTCCGCGCATTCGAGCGGTGGATACTCCCAGATGGGCTTGTTGCCATTATTCGTGGGACAGAAGTTCAACACTAGGGTCTCCCACAGGTTGTTTCCGTCGATGATGGCAATAGCGAGTCCTCCGGCCTGCGCCACCCCCTGTGGGGTACGTTTGCCTTCCGCGGCTTTCGGGTCGCCGTTCATGCCGGTGTGGACTCCGGCCACATCGTACATGTTGCAGACGAGCAGCATTCGTGCCGCTTCCGCAGGGGTGACGGGCTTGTATGGGTCGTGGGTCTGCCAGAGGGGGCGTTGCATTGCGGGGTGGAGTCGGGTGAAACCGTAGTCCTTGGGTTTGCCTTGCGGCATCATGCCGGCGACTTGCAGGAACGGTTCTGTTTCCGACATGAGGTCGAACCGGTGTGCCCATGCGTGTAGGTAGTCGATGATTTCCTGGTCACGCCCGGCTTCCATGATACGTTTTGCCCCCGCCGGGGACGAGTATCCTTCCTGACGTGCCGCGTACATGATGGCGAGCAGCAGTCGCATGATGCTGACTCTTCCCAACGGGTCGGCTATATCCAGTTGTCGGATAGAGGTCGGCTGATCGAACAGGGTTTCCAGAGAGTAGGACTCGTGCTTGCCGTCCGCGAGTACGGGGATCCATGGTTCGGTGACGAGGTTGAATGAATGGTTTGCCATAAGATTTCTTTCGACTGTCGCAGGTCAGTGGTTAGAAAAGCAGCATCAGACCCAATCCATAGGCCTTGCCGTGGCCGATACCGGCAAGCATTGCATGGGTGAGCTTGTCACGGTCGGTGACGGTGAATACTCCCGTGTATTCGACGGTGTGGAACGTAAGTTTGCGGCCTTGACGGTTGAATCGGGTGGCGTGAACGTCGAGAATATCCAACGCATCCAAACGGGCTCCGGCCTGGGTGAGCTTGCGTTCCGCCCACTGGTGCATTCCGGCGGGCGTACGCAACGGTGTGCGTTTCCCGTCCTTGCTGGCTACCGGTGTGGCCGTCAACGCGAAGCGACGTGTCTCACCGTTCTGTAGCTTGTCGAGGAACGGCCGGTAGTCGAGCGTGCTGATGACCGGCTTGCCCAAGCGGGCTTCGAGCCGATCCGTATCCAACTGGTCGGAGACGATATACAGCCTATCCCCATCCAAACGCCACAACGGGCGGCTACTGCCGGAGGTGGCGGCGCTGACCACGGCGTGAATCGCTTCGGGGGAGCGCAGCACTTTGCGCACGTCCGGGTTGACTGGGTTGAGAGTTACGCGCGTGAATAACGGCATGTTTAATCCTTGTCTGGAACGAGTTCCGGGTTTGCTTCTGTCGTGATGGCTTTTCGTATAATGAAAGGTGAACTGGCTGGCCGAGATATTTGAAGGCGATCTTGTATCCGATAGGTTCCGACATGACGTATCGGGTGACGCGAATGTGGTTGAATACCCATCGGACGACTTCGATATCCAGACCGTATTCTTCCGCGTATGTCTTGTATGATTTCATGGCTTGCTCTTTCAACGCGCTTCGATGGTGACGGGCTTCTCGTAGCATTGGGGAACATAATTCTTGTCGAGCGCCCAGTTGTTGATGAAGCGGAGCGGGCAGGATTGGTCCCATACGCGCTGTAGTTCCGAGACCGGCAGCACCTTGTATCCGGCTTCTCCGTCCTTGGAGAGCATGTACCCGTATTTGCCGTTCTTGTCGGCGTCGCCGTTGTCGAGCAGGTAGATTTTGTGGCAGCCGTCCTATGCGAATTCTGTGGCTGGGCTGGTTTGGCCGTTGATTGTGATGCTCATTGGTTTCCTCTTTCATTTTTTTATGTGGACATATTCAATATAACACGTAAATGGGATATTGAAAAAACAAAAAAGCGCACCGGAGTTTCGGTGCGCTTAGCGAAGCAGAATACGATCAGCTGGCAGAATGCCAGTCGCCACCATTCTGTTCCATGAACCGTTGCCGTGCCCGATGCTCCCATTCAGGAGAACCGGGCTTTTCACGGTGGATCCAGCTCATCACGCTCGACGGTTTAATGCCGTTCGCGGTGATGATGGTGTGGCCCACCGGATACGTGCTGCTGTCGCTCATGTGTCCGATTCCCGGCCGGTCATGCTCCATGCGGAACGTGTGGTGTTTCGCGTCCGGCACCGTGTATTCGATGCCCGGATCCCAGCGTGCCAGGGCGACCGCCCCCTTGACGCCACGGTGTTTGGCGGCCAGGCGCAGCATCGCCGCTTGGCCGACATCGGGGCCAAGGCCGGCGAATGGCTTCTTCGCCTTTTCGTCCGGGTCGAACACGTCAGGTTTCGCGGCCATGAACCGTCGGTATTCCTGTTCGTTGTCGCACAATGCGTCGCGCATCTGACGGTATCGGCGAGTCGGTTTCCGCCCGTCCAGCAACTGTTTTTCCAGTTTCTTGAAGTCCTTGGACTGACGGTATTCCTTACCTTTTTCCGGATTCCAGCCATCTTCCTGAAGCTCATGCAGCGTGTCAGCGAAAGCCATCTTGTCATCGAACGCACTGCCGTTGATCAGCCCACGGTTGACGTTCTTCTCGAACAGGTCACGCATTTCATCGTTCAACGGTGACAGGTGTTTCTCCGTCGCCGCATCATACCGGGCCTTCTTGGTCTGCTTTCCTTTCCATGCGGCTTCATAGCGGCGTTCCGCAGCTTCCTCGTCGTAATCCCCGACCCAATCCTCCGGCTGCGGTCCCGTGTATGCGTTCGTGTGTTCGCCTAGCTGTACGGGTTCCAAACCGAGCTTGCGGAGCTCCCGGTTCGGATTCAATGCGGTTTCGAGAATATGCTGTCGGGTTTCTTGTTCCAATTGCGTACGGTCAGGCGCTTTGACCGGTATGCCGGCGTATGCGGCCTCTATATGGTCGGCGATATAGTCGGCATGGGAGCCGCCCGGGGCCTGTGGATCGTATCGCAGGTTTTCAATGATCAGTGGCATGTCATCGGTTTCGCCCGGTTTCGCCGGACGGGCGATGAGCTCATCCAATCGTCTGGTGGCGTATCCCGCGCAGTCGGCTACATCCGGATCCATGATGATGTTCGTTTCGGCGGCGAGCATCGCATTATTCAATCGTTTCCATTCGAAGTCCGTCAACGTGTCGCCGGAGGGCAGACCGGTATCCTGTTCCTCCGCGAATTCGCCGTTCGCTCGACGGCGTTGTTGCTTTGCGTGTAAGGATTTTCTGGAATCAACCATTTGGGCGCCTCTCGTTAAGGACTGTTGGTTTTCAGATTATCTGCACGGGGGTGGCGGGATCCTTGTTTTTTCGGGAACTGTTTTTTCCATACGAGGAAGGCGGCCCCGGAGAGCCGCCCATAATCGATTCCGTCAGCCGACTTTGACGACTATCGGATTGCCGTTTTGGTCACAGGTCTGCAGATAGGTTCCGATGCCACTGTTGTTGATGGTGTCAGGCGTCGCGTTGTGCCACACCTGTTGCACGGTCCCGTATGGAGTGGATTGGCCTTGCTGCAGTTGTCCGATCCACCCGGCGCCCATGCTGTTGTGTCCAACGATGAGACGTGAGCCGCCGAGCCCGTCGAAAATCGGCATTTCGACTAGGCCTCCCTGGTCGATGGCTGCCTGGCATTGGGCACGCAGGTTCCATCCACCGTCTCCGCATGTGGTGGAGGGCATGTAGGTGTATCCGTTGTCGGCTGGTTGGGTTGGCTGATATGCGGGAGCATTTCCCGTGTAGACCGGGTTCGTATAAGTGCTGGCGTTCAAACTGTTGGCCGTGGACGAGGTTTGATATGAGAACTGGACGGCTGCGGCTTGGGCCTCTTGCGCAAGTCGCTGTTCATGCGCGGACACTGCATCTTTCACCGGCTGGATTTTCGAATTGATTACGTCCGCTTGTTTTTTCAGCCAGGTGAGATCAGTGGACTTCTTCCAGTCTTTTGCCGCATCCATTGTCTTCTGCAATGCTTGGCGGGGCGCTTCGTCATCCACGTTGTCTTTGGACGTTTCGAGAAGCTGACTGGCTTTCCCGATCGAATCTTTGACTTTACCGCGTGCGTCGTCGAGCTGCTTGTAATGCTGCGATTCCTTGATATAGGAGTCGAGTCGGTTCAGCATGGAAGAGGAAGAAATATTGGCTGAGTCTTGGTTTTTAATGGTCTCGGTCAGCTCACGGATTTGACTGATACTCATTCTTCCCGCATCCGGATTGTGGGCAATGTTTTCCTTCAACTGACCTTTGGCTCCGAGCATGGCCGAATCCATACGAGACACGAGATCATGGTCTTTCCCTAGTAGCTGACCGGCAGGAATCTTGTCCGTTTTCTGCACTGCTTTGACTTGTTTGGCAAGATTAATGTGGGACTGCCGTGCACTCTGAACAGCAACCTCATACTGGGTTTGAGCTTCATTGAAGTCAGCCGCATACACGGTTCCAGCCCCTGCGGCCATCAACAGGATAGCGGTCGTAGCGCCAGCAAGAATAGGAATGATATGTGTGTGCTGTTTTTCTGAGTTGGACAAAATGATTCCTTACGGTAAGCGGAAACTATGTTTTCTTGGACTTCGGATAGCCGTCTAGCTATTCGGGGATCCTCAGTCTCCGCTTTACCGCAAGGAATCAGTCAATTCATCGGAAACATTGAAAAGTGTGTCTGTTCAATAGAAAGCATCAAAAAAATGGATTGCTCGGCACTTCCTGACCAAAAAATCGATCCGGTTACTCTTTTTTTGCGATTCGACGTTTGAGATACGCACTTAATCCATCTACGCACCAAAGTGGAATGTTTGTCATCCAATCCTGCTCCCTGTAGCCTATTTCTCCCGTGCGGATTCCATGTAGCCCATATCGGCTGCAGACGTATGCGAGGCTTTTCGCGCGAATATTAGAAGAGGATTTCACTTCGATAGGAAAAATTTCGTCTCCCTGTTCCACAACGAAATCTATTTCCGCCCTGCCCTGAGGATTCGGATTAGTCCAATAGCGAGGTTTGATTCCTTGAACTACGAGCTGCTGGCACACGTATTGTTCTACGAACGCGCCCTTGAATTCGGAAAAGAGCTTCGACTTGTTTACCAGAGTGTCCACTTCGAGACCAGATAAAGCTCCCAGTATGCCCGTGTCTTCCAGATATATTTTGAACGTGTTAAGACTCTCATATCCGGTCAGAGGTATATGCAAAGCATCGAGGCAAGGGACTTTGGTAATGATCCCGTAATCCGTCAGCCAGTTGAGCGCTTCCTCATATTCGCGCGCACGGGCGCCTCGCCGGACGACACCGTAAACGAATTTACGGTTCTCTTTGGCTAACTGCGATGGCAATGTGTTCCACACGAGGCGGATACGCTCGCCAAGCGTATAGGCGGCGTGCTTGGAGAAATCAAGGTCATAGGCGTTGAGGATATCTTGTTGGATGGCCCGCACATCCTGTGGAATACCATTGTCCAGATGGGCGCTTAACGCGGCCGGCATGCCGCCTACCCACATGTATGTTTTGAGCAGGTCGTTCATCCGTGGTTCAAGCGCCTGCGGGATATCCTCGAACCGTCCTTGCCTGATAGTGTCGGCTATCATGTTCTGGCCGATGCTGTCCAGATACTCGGTGAAGGAGAGCGGATGCAGGTTCATCATGGTGACCTTTCCCACGGGGAAAGAGGCTTTGCTGTGCTTGGATATTCCCATATAGGAGCCGGTGGCGATGATGTCATAGTCGGTTGCTTGCTCCGTGAAATACTTAAGCGAGGTCAAAGCGCGCGGGCTTTCCTGTATCTCATCGAAGAAGAGCAGGGTTTTGCCGGGAAGTATCCGCTGATTGAATGTGAGCTCAAGCTGTCGAACTATCCGTTGCGGGTCAAGATCCTGCTCGAATATCCCGGCCAGGGAGGGGCGTTGCATGAAATCAGCCGAGACGATGTTGTCGTATTGTCCATTCGCGAACTCGTTGACCAGCCACGTCTTGCCCGTCTGCCGTGCGCCGCGGATCAGGAGAGGCTTATGGTCTGGGGCGGCCTTCCACTGATTGAGCGTTTTCAGTGCTGCCCGTTGGAGTCTCATAGCCTCTCCCTATCATAAATGTGTAGACGTTACACATTTATCCTATCATAAATGTGTAGACGTTACACATTTATGATGGGTTATTGCAGTCGTAGCAGTTTCAACGCGACGGACACCAGGCGATCGGTACGGGCCTTGATCGCTCCGGCATCCCATTTGGTTTTGTCCACTACATCATCGTTGAGGTTCAGGCCGTTCCGGTATCCGATGTAGCGGCCTGCGGAGTCCTTGCGGTCGCGTTTCCGTTCGAAGCCCATTCGCCCTAGATCCGAGTTGTACCCGGTGAGGGTCAGATTGCCGAGGGTGTGCACCAAAGTGGAACGAACCTCTTCCGCTTGCTCCTTGCTGCCGAAGGCATCGATCCATTCCTGTGTGATGTTTTCGGTTTTCGGGAAAATATGTTCGATGGTGAAATAGTATTGGGTACCTCGTTCGTTCATACGCCACAAGTCAACCCAAGTCTCGCCTGTCATTCCGGTTTGCGCTATCGCAGCGAGAACATAGCGTGTCATGTCACGATTATCCTCGTACACCGGTCCCCGAAGAGACTCCTCGAAGCGTGTATCTGACGCATAATTCGTCGGCTTCGTGAGTTGTTCTTGCAGGTATTGGATCACTTGATCAGCGGTTCGGGGTTCGTCTTCCTCTAGATTGCGGAGAATGGCGACGAACAATCGTTGGACGGTGTTGGTTGCCGGGTAGTCGGTGAAATTGCGGCGCACGAACCATATTGCCAACATCATTGTGATATGGGCAAGATCCTTGTCGGATAGTTGCAGACGTTCTCGGTTCGCCGTGAACCACATCAAAGGCATGAATCCCTGAGCTCCACCTGCATGGCGAAGTGAATCGGATATCTTCTTGAATGCGGGTAGGCCGCAATCATCGGTGGAGCCGGCAAGCATGCCGTAGACTCTGCCCGACTCGGCAAGCTCGTCCAATAGGACATCCACACCTTTCTCATCCAGCCAATTCTCATACAATCGGATAAGGTTTGAGTGGGTCGCCGGAGTGCCAACCGTGGACTTAAAGGCGTTGTAGTAGTAGCGCAGGAACCGCTCCTGGGCACCGCCGTCGGGTCCGACCGCTGCGATGACTCGCATCCATTTCTCGTAGGTGTTATCGATATTAAGATTCCTGTCGGAATCCGCACGGGCGAGCATTTCGTTCTTTATCAGATCGATGGGGGACAGATCCATCCCTCTATTGTTCAGGCTCTCGAAAAGGGTGAAGGCGCTGGCGTGATCTGGTACTTCTATCTTGACCAATACCGTGTTCCGGACTCGACGTGCCATGCCGAACACGACGGACAGCGGGTCAGTGGATCCTTCCAGCTCAGAGGTTATTCGGCTGCGGAAATACTTGTATGCTTTACCGATGCCTCGGTTACCCCAGTATCGAGGTACAGGAGTTGGTGCTTGTCCGTTCTGGGAGATTGCCAAACTGACGAGATACACGTAGTCTGCATTGTTGTTGCCTTGAGCCTGAAGACGGAGTCGAGGATTGTCGTTTGTGGCAAGCATTTTCCGCAAGGAAATGGACTCGAACAATCTGCTCTCATCCGCAATGAACTGTTCGCGCCTGTCCGCCATCTCCCGGTATAAGGCGGCAAGAAGAATCGACAAACTGGTCATACGCTGTTGTCCATCGACCAGCTCCAGCTGTGGGTGAATGGCATCATCGCCGCTGATGGCGATGACCGTACCCAGAAAATGAGGCTTAGACCCCGATTCGCCCATAATATCGTCATAGAGAGCAGCCCATTGTGGCTTGCGCCAAGAGTATTCTCTCTGATATTTCGGAATCACATATTTAAGTAAGGAATCCGGATTGAGCAGATCCCGGAGATAATAATCATTCGCTGAATTAATGATGCTGGTTTGAGCCATGGACGGACCTTCGTCTTCGTTTTTTTCTCTTCATAGTATACCGTCGACTGGCGGTTTTAACTGGTATGCTAGGCCTGCCAATCAGCTGTAATCTATAGTCATGATTCTCATTGGCAAGCCCATAGATACTACTCCCAACAAGCCCTGCTCTTACCATATGCACGAACCGAGAGGGGAAGCGAAAGAGTCCCGCAACTTTGAAGCCCGCCGCCAAGTCAAGAACCGGGAATACGTTCGGAGCTTCGATAGCGTCAAGGAACTGGGGGAGTTCTTCGACGCTATCTAGAATTCGATGGACCGAGACAATTCGGGAGTATTCTCCTCTGGAGCTTCCAACGGCAAAGTTCGCCGTCTATTTTTTTCGGGAACATATATTGTTGATACTTTCCATCAGTCGAATCAACCATCCGTTTCTCCTTGTCGTTGCTTTACCGGCACCCGATGCGCCAGCCGTTGCACGACACTTTAGAACAGATATCTTGAGACCATGGTCTGGCTGGAGACTACCCATTCTGGAGAAGGATGTATGCGGTCATTGCCCGCAAAGGAAAATAGATCAATCGCAGTCCAGATTCCTACGACACAGTCCCAGCATCGGCCGCAAATCAGGAGTCCGACCCTCCCGATGCTCTCGCACAGCATGCGCAGCCAACGGCAGCAATCGTTCCAGATTCTTGTCCATGACACTACGGTTTAGGGTACGATCCCAGTCAGTGGCGATACGACGGAAAGCATTATGGAACTGCTCGACCACCCCAAACCGTTCACTATCAGAACCATATACGGATCTCATAGTCTCTACAGTACGGCCAGACGCTATCTCATAGTCCTTCGCTTGCCCGTCGAGCAGTCGGGCGAGCACCAGAGCATTCTCCTCAAACTTGTCAGCCGGCAATCCGAGTGCGCGCATCCCGTTGACTGCCCATTCGTGATCTGTTTCCGGATGCCTCCATGAGCAGCCTCCGCCGTTCAGATGGAACTCGTACCCGTACACATCCTTCAACGTTTTCGCCGCGATCTCGCGAATATGGTCATGTTGGATCCGATACCAGGCGCGCAACGCTTCGCACAGCATCGCATAACAACCGTTCAACTCCAGCTGCTCATAGGTCATTGTCCTGCTCATTACGATTCCTTAACCGTTAATAGGATTCCATTGGATCCAACGAGACCGACTTTGTTGCCGTCCACAAGTATCCACCCCTTGACATACCTGTTGCCCTGCAGCCACGTGGCCTCGGTTCTATCTTCCGGCAGCTTCTTGGATGGGCATCCGCCGATATTTTCGCAACGCAGATGACTGACATTGAACGTCCGTTCCGTCTTTTCCGTGAACGTCAAGTACTGTGGCTCCGTTCCGGTTGTAGTTGACAACCAAAGCAGTCCAATTGCCCAGGCGGCGATGATGAGGCTTGTGATGCATGCTTGGCATTTTTCCCAACCTAAGCTATCGGTGAGGTCTCTGCAGCGAGCGAGTATCAGAAACATGACGGATACGGAGACGATTGCAATGACCAGAAACCACCCAGTATTCAGATGGAATTCCCCAGGCAGAGAATTCAACCAATCGGAATAGTCAACCATCATTGTCCTTTCCTGTATCCGCCGATATGTCGAATCGCATACAGAACCGCGACGCACAGCATGATTCCGCTGACCGGCAGACCGATGAACGGGGCATGCCCATGGGTCAGGTTGGATACGTCTATCAGCAGGCATGTCAACGCATACATGCCGAGCAGTACGCTGAGCTTCCCGAACACCCTACGGATCATCCGATTCCCAGAGGCCAATAGTTCGGCGCCCATCCAGCTGACGAGCATTAGCAGGATTACATGCGATGTGAGGCTGGTGAAGCTCATTGTTCGTCTTTCAACTGCCAGCCGCATTCGATGTAACTGTTGCCTGCACAGGGAACCTGTTCGCCGTTTCCTAGGGTCACGTATGTGGCTTGCCTGTTGGCTTTCTCATCAGGGGCCAGCTGTCTTGGGTGATCCCAATCGCAGGTTGGTATAACATTTATCCCGCTATAGGTATATAGGGCTCCACCTACGCAGTCCACTACTTTTTTGTCCTTCAACTGGATGGTGTAGGGGCCGAGCTTGGCGCCCTTCTTCTCTTCTGCTTGCTGGGTGTCGATTTTTTCAAAGTTTTCTTGGACTTTCTCAGGATGATTTGAATTCCAGATGACAGCCGAAGTTACCAGGATTATAACGAAGGCGACAAGCAATCCGATAAGCACATATCCGAATTTGTCTTTGCCTTCAGGCCGCTCGTTCAGCATGGAAGTCCTCCTCTTTTATCGGTTGTACTGAGATGATCGCGTCCACGTCGGCGTCCTTCAAATGGACTCGTACCGGTCGTCCGGTTTTGTTCGCTTGGATTTGCGCGTCATGCACGGTTTTCACGTCCGGCCAGGCTTCCATTAGTTCCTCGTTGCTTTCGCAGCCGTTGATGACCGGCACCCAGTCGGGATGCTGGTTCATGAGCGTGCTGGAGAGTATGGGGGCGGTCATGTCGTGCAGTTCGTTCATGGCGCTGTAGGCGGCGATGGTGAAGAACAGGCGTGATTCCACGCTATTGTCAGTGCCTTTTGCGGACTGGTCGATGAGGTCGGCGAACGCTTGTTTGAACTGTTCGCTGACCTGTTGAATCGCGTCGTATACGCTGCCGGCGTCATTCCAGTTGATGCTGGTGGAGCCCAATGCGGGCGGCGGGAATCTTTCGCTTGCGTCTTCGGTGATGTCGTCGTTGAACGTGAATCCGGATGGTATCTGGGCCATTTTTTTCTCGCTCCGGTCAGGCGATGAGACTCAACAATTCCGCATCGTCGGGAGTCCCGTCGCTGAGGACGCTGTCATACTGGGGTTCCCGGTTGGATGCGATGTCGAGTTCGGTGCGCGGCAGTTCCACGTTCGGCCCGGTCTCGTTTTGCAGATACTTGTCTGCACCTTGTGGCTCGAAGATCCAATTTTTTGGCTGAGGTGGAAGTACTACGCCAGAAACGCGGCCGACAGTCCCGTTGACAAGTTTGAAGACGCCTTGGAATCGTCCGTTAACCGATTCCACGATCATACGGCCTTCGATGTTTTCAGGGAAATCCGGGGTTGCGTTCCTTATCCCGATGGTGCCGATGAATCGGGTCCCGTTTTCGAATGTGTGGGAGACGCGGTAGCGTTTGTTGTATGCCATGATGGTTCCTTTTTTGATTGTTTTTTTTTTATGTGGACAGTTGTTGTGGATTGTGGATAACCGGTCAGCGTGGCGTAGGGAACGATTCTCCGGCTGAGAACTTTAACTGGCGGAGAGGCTTGCCCTTACGCCACTTGTTCCACGCCTTGATGGTCAATGCGGCGATGCGTACACGGTTGTCGCGGGTGGAACGGCCGGCCTTGTGAGGCTGAGCCATCAACGTGTTGCGCAGTATGAGGATCGGATCGTCGGCTTGCAGGTTCGCGCCGCTGGCGAGGCTCGTGAAGAACCTGTTGGCCGCATCCGTGTCGATGTGCGCGAACGTCCACCAGCGCGAGGCGAACATGCTGCTGGTCAGCATGTCCCCGGATTGGCTGCGGAACGCGCGTGATGCGGCGAGCACGTCCGCCAGTTGCGGGGTCTGGTCGATGAACGAGATAATCTCGCCGCGTGTGGGTTTCAAATCGTTCTGAGCGGCGGCCTCCATGCCCAGCTGGTCGGCCAGATACACGGCGCGGGCCAGTGAGGCGAGCTGCGTGGATTTCTTTTCTCCGCGCAAGGTGAGCACGTCGCCCAAGGTGCGGGTTTTTCCGCTGTCCATGGTCTGCTGGGTTTCGTCTTCCAACCCTCGGATGACGAGCGTGGTCAACGGCTTGTCGGCGGCGATGACGGCGAGCAGACGATGCTGGTCGTCCAGCAGTCGCCCGTCTTTGCTGAATTTGATGGCCTCACCGTTGAACCGCCATTCGCCGTTGCGAATTTCGCGGGCGAACAAGTTGACGTTGTCTCGGCTGATACGCCGGTTGTTGACGTTTTCGCCGAGCATGGTTTTCGCTATTTCCGGGGTGATGGTTTCCACTTTGGCGGTGATTTTCTCTCCCATGATCTGTTTCCTTCTATTTTCCTGTGGGTCAGATTCCGGTCGTATAGTCCTGCGGCATGTCCTTGAACTTGCTGTTGCTGCCAAGGAAAGCAAGGTGGAAAGTCTCGGTCGGGCCGTTGCGATGCTTGGCCATGATGATGTCGGCCTCGCCGGGCCTATCTTCCTTGTCATAGGCGTCGGGACGGTGTACGAGGAACACCACGTCGGCGTCCTGTTCGATGGAGCCGGATTCGCGTAGGTCACTCATTTGAGGTACTTTGTCGGCGCGCATTTCCACGTTGCGGTTCAGCTGGCTGAGGATCACGACCGGCACCTGCAGTTCCTTGGCCAACAGTTTGAACTGGCGGCTGAAGTCGCTTACCTCCTGCTGACGGTTCTCGGTCATGCGCCCGCTGGACATGAGCTGCAGATAGTCGACGACCACGAGTTTCAGGTCTTTTGTCTCCTTCAACCTGCGGCATTTCGCTCGAATATCAGGGACCTTAAGATTCGCGGAATCATCGATATACAATGGCTTGTCCTTGAGCTTCTGCCAAAAACCGTTGACGGTTCGCCATCGTTCGTCGGTCATTTGAGACGGGTCGCGGAAAACATTCAACGGAATGTTCGTCTCGGCGGAGAACAGGCGTTGCGCGATTTCCTCACGGCTCATTTCCAAGCTGAAGACGACTGTGCATTGGTTGTCGTGAATGGCCGCATTCCGTGCGAAGTCCATTCCCAACGTGGACTTTCCCATGGCCGGGCGTCCGGCGACGACGATCATCTGCCCTGGTTGCAGACCGTGGGTCACGTCATCGATGTCCCTGAATCCGGTGTGGACTCCTTCGGTGATTTCCCCCTTCTGAATCTTGTCGAGATGGTCAAGCATATCGGTGGAAACCGTATAGATGTCCTTGTAATCGGTACTGGAATCGTCCTCGCCGATATGGAACGCCTCATCCAAGGCGTTGCCGATGATACTGTCGGTGTCGGCATCGTTCGCATGACCCATTTGCGCTATGCGGGTGCCGATGGCGATGATGTCGCGTCGTTTCGCCGCGTCTTTGACCATGTCCGCGTAGATGCCGACATTCGACGTGGTCGGAGCATAATCGATGAGCTTGCCGACGTAGTTCAGGCCTCCAACATGATCAAGCATTTTCCGCTCGGCCAATGTCATGCAAAGCAGTGTGGTGTCAACGTCGCCATGTTGATCGGACAGGTCGCAGATCAGACGATAAATCGTTTTGTTGTTCGGCTGGTAGAAGTCGTTTTCCGTGATTTTCTGACGCGCCTCGTCAATGGCGGCACGGGATTGGAGCATCGCACCCAATACGGTGCGTTCCGCTTCATCCTTGTGTGGTAGTTCCTGGTTAAACGGATCGTTCATTGCTTGCTCGCCTCCTTGTCCTCGGCCAGTCGGATTTTCTTCGCCTGCTGCTCGAGGTATTTGATTTCTTCCTCGATGCGCTTCAGACGTGACGTTCGACTATCTACTGTGGATAATTCGTCCGGGTTTTCTTTCCACCGGGCGATACAGCGTTCGATGCGCTTGTACCCGATCACTTCGGGCCCTATCCCGTTGTCGCGGAAGATGTCGACGGGCCGGTCTCCCATGGCATAGCGTGCCGTCGCTTGCGTCCTGAAGGAGTTCGTGTAGTAGATTCGTCCGCCTTGCACTCTGCGCACGATTTCAGGCAGCGTACGAAGGTAATCGACGGTTTCCCGATCGAGCTTTTTCCCTGATGTCATTGCGTGTTAATCCTTTGGCGGTTCTGTTTGCAAGGAGAGGATTCGACGGTGATTCCAAGAGCTTTTCTTGTTCTTTGATTGTTGAGCGCGGCATACAGTTCGATGCGTTCGAAGGCGTTGAATTCTCCTCTCGCGTTCATTTCCAGCATGCGCAGAATGGATTGGATGCGGAGCTGTTCTGAGAATTCATGCAGCCCCTGCGCCGTCGTCCCCTCGGATTCCTGTGCCTCATGGCGTTCGGATGGATGGGTTGGCTGTTCTGATTTGAGACGCATGTTCAGGTATTCCATGGCCTCTTCCTCCGAGTCGAATTGACGGATCGCTACGGGTATGTGGTTCTCGCATTCGATGATTTCAAAGTGGGTTTGTTCTTCTGCCACTGATTGGTCCTTGATTGTGTTGTGCGATGGTTTCATCGATGAAGTCGCGTACGGAAATCAGGTCGCTGATGTCTGACACGGATGTTTTCGGAGTGTTCTCGTCGAGCTTTCCGCCCTGTGGTGTCACGTATGCGCTGAACCCGTTAAAGCTGGGAACCCTCAACAGGATCAGGGACCAGCGGCGATTGGTCCCGGGTATCTCCAGCCGGCATGATCCGTCGTCATTGTCGATGCGTAGCACCGTCATATCAGACCTTCATCTTGAGAATCCGGAACATGCTTGGCCTCGTTCGGTCGTGTTGCATGACATATCTTCGGACGGTGCGCATGGCTTGTCTTTTGCTCTCGAAAGAAGGCATGAGACTCCGATGCCAGGCGGGCTTCCAACCGTCAACTGATTTTTCTTGTATGAAAAAAATACTCATCGGTTTCCTTGTCGTTCTGAATTACGGTCTCTTATCGGCCCGCCATCGGCTGATATCCGTCGAGTTCTCGAAGCAGTTCCTCCTGCCAGTCCTTGTCATCAAGGGACTGCTTCTTCTCCTTTTCGAACCAGCAGGAAGAGCAGAGTCCGGTCTGTCTCTCATCTGCCGACAGGAGTGTTCCGCATCCTCGGCAGAAGTGGTTCAGGATTTTCGTTCGGAACCGCACTTCATTTCCTTTCGCGCATCGTTGAAGGCTTTGAACGCTTCGTTGATGTACCGGTTCTGATCTCGTTTCGGGAGTTGCCCGAAGTCGAGAATCTGACGGCCGCTACGACCTTCGACGAGCCGGTATAGGGCTTTCGCCGCGGCAAGAACCTCGGCGGTGGTGCCAAGATCCGCAGCGTCAACCGTTCTCTTGTGCAGCGGTCCAGGAATAGGCGGAGAGAGACGCAGTTGGTCGAAAATGTTGGTGACGGATTGCATTCTCTCCCCTCACAGTTCTTCATCATGGAATCGGAATGGAGCTTTCGAGGACAGATCCTTTGTCGTTGAATCGTTGACGTTTTCTCCCGTCTTGCCGATTAGCAGCGCAGGGCCGTTCATCCAACGCCCATCGGACTCGCGTATCTGCATGATCCAAAGCTCCTGACCGTTTTTCCACACGGTGTACAGGCCGTCTGACTTGTCCTCCCACAGTCCGGGGCGATCCGGAATTCGTGCGGGTGCCGGTCGCAAAGCATGGTCGAATGCGTCGTCATCAATCCGATAGGTGTTGGAGTCAATCAGGACTAGACAATGGCCGTCATCGGTGATTTCCTGTACTGGATATTTGTTCCCGTTCGTTTGCACGAAGACGTCTCTGGGTTGCACGCCGGTGATGTCTTCGATGATTTTGTATTCGGGTTCGTCGGGGAGCAGCTTGATGCTGACGGGTGCTTTCTGCCGGGTGAGTTCCATGAATCCGTCATGGCCTTCGTGGAACAGTTCACCGATGTCGAAGCCGTTGACAGTGTATTGCCGGGCTCCGAGCGTGTGTCCGATTCCGGGAGTGAGTCGGAATTCGAGGATCATGTCGCCGCCGTATGCGGAGACTCGTACCCGTCGGTTTCTGAGCTGGGCGAATGTCATGTTTCGCCAGAAGCGTTTGTCGTGTTCTTCCATTGGTTGTCGTTGTTTTCTTTCGATTTATGTGGACGTATTCAGTATAACAAGTAAAAGAGAATTAAGGGGAGGGGGTGAATCTTCGGAGTGTCGCGATATGCTGAACGCGTCCACATAAAAAAACAAAAGATACACACCGAGAAAACAGCGGAACCCCCAACGCAATTACCTCAGGGCCACCACAAGCGATGCCGAAGACGGCGATTGCGGTTCCCCCAAAACGACAAAACGTAATCGGTTGATATCAAAAAAAACAGGAGCCAACATGACCTTCACGGCAGAACCGAACATCGGATCGCACCTCGTCGAAGCGACACCACCAAACCTCTTGGAACACATCGACGAACACATCAAATTTCTCCGGGAATGCAAAATCACCTTCACAGGAAGCATCGGAAGAGGGGACATCCCGTACACGAAAAGCGCGATGACATTGCTCAACAACATCGACGTGCTGATCGCCGGCGAGGAAGCCGACAAGGAAGTCCTCCGATTCAACAGCGGGGACATGATGGGCATGATACCGCCAGCCACCAAGCACTATAGGCCCGACCTCGACCTCAGGACCCAGAGTCTCATGGACGGCGGATACACCGAAGCGATGATCAATTCAGACAGGCAGATGTGGGGCGGCTCGCCCATCTCATTCCCGAACGGCCCGCAGTGGAACAAATAAGAACCACGACCGGCGGGCATGCCGAGTGACGACCCCAACGCCTCCAGCATGCCCGCCTTTTTTTGACCAACTTGGACGGCGCGTCGGCCGTCGAATCCGGATGCGAATCGGTGTGAATCGGAGGTTGTTTTTTCTGATGGCGAGGCATAAGTCTCACGAGGAGGAACCATTGGGTTGGAGTGTCGGTGATTTCGCTTTGTCGGATCCGGGGTGTCGACTGTATATCGACATGGCCCGGAATGCGTATGGGAAACTCGACCCGAAACTGGTGTCCTGCAGAATTCATTACCGGCTGCAGTGTCTGAACCTCAGTCCCAGGAAGAAAGGCCAGTAGGTCTTCGGTTCGACGGTGTAAAACAAGCATCTGCCTTACTGGGTATGTTGGCATGTCGCGTATGAAAAACCGTAAAATTGTTGGTATCAACCGAAAAAGCAAAAACAGGGGAAGAGTCGGGATGCTCAACAAAATACACAGGCTGAGAAGCGTCGGGATGGACAACGGCATAGCCACAGGATTCGGAATTCTTTACGTCGCGGAAGAGGCATACCCGCTCATCCCATACGTGCGCGGCAACGAACATCCGCTCGCATTCGGCAGGACGCCTCGACTCCTAAGCATCCTGTTCACGACATTCGTGAACACACAAAACGCGGATTACAACGGCAAGACCAGGACGCTGACCATCGGCAAGGACGTACGGCAAGTGGCCCGCAGAATGGGCATGCTGACGGGAGGCTGCGGCCGACAGAATACGGTCACCAGCATCATCGGCTATCAGGACATCACGTTCACTTCAAGGGACGGCAAAGAAATAAAACCGATCGAAGAGACGAACATCGTCCAAGGCGAAAGCTGGAACGAAAAAACCATTACCTTCACTTGGGAATACGTCCGATTGATGTCGCGCGAACCGAAGGAGATTCCTCTTTCCGCCGTCGTCGGAACCAGTGGCGGAAGCCTGTCCTTGGATCTGCTGGTGTTCGCGACGCTCTACTGTCCGGAGCAGAAGGAACTGTATATCAGTCGAAATAATCTATACAAGATCGTCCCCGGTACGAGCACGGAGACGGTGTCCACCAAGCACCTCACCGTCAGCCTCACAAAGCTCAACCAGATTCAGAAAATCTGGGTATTCTCGTTGACGAGGGCGGGCCTCGTGATCAGACCATACGGGATGCCGCCAAAGGCGGAGAACCGTGTGCAGCTCATCGCGGAATAATAAAAAACGGTTGGATACGGATCCATGTTCGTATCCAACCGTTCAAGCATCCCGAGATGCCGGCCGTCAGATTTTCAGCTTCTCAACCACACTGAGATCAACGCCGTCACCCCAGTGTTCAGCCACCGCATTGACATCCTTCATCGGCTCACCGGACGCGCGGCCGAAACCACGATCCGGTTCGGCGGCATTCAAAACAGCGAACAGAGTCTTGGACAGAGTCTTGTCTTCCATGAACGCGAAAGCAAGCCTCATCTTCAGGTCGGACGGTTGAGCGCCAGCCAGTTCCTTGACGAACTTGGAGAATTCGGCGACCCGCTTCCGCGTCTTGGTTTCCGTCAACACCTCAAGCAGAACCGGAGCGTCGGTCTTGCTGGTCTCGCACAGAATCTTGGCGATGTTCGCGGTACGGTCATCGGAAAGAACGTCGAGCATGTCCTTGATCTTCGCGTACGAGGCGGCTTCCAAATGAGGGAAGGACGAGTTTTTCTTCGCGGTCTTGCGCCGCGTGGTCTTGGCACCCTTGACGGAGGTTTCTTCCTCACGGTCGGGCGTTGTCTCATCGACGGAATCCGTCTCTTCCGGCTGGACGTCAGGCTGAGAATCCTCGCCCGATGCCGACCAGTTCTCAGAATCGTCCGCTTGCCCGGCTTCGTTCACCGGCTTGGAATCGTCGACCGGCGCCGGGGCTGGGGTCGGGGTGCCGAAATTGTTGTTCCATGGAAAATCTGCCATCGTTAACTCCCTTCGTCAAGGCAGGACCGTTCGAGTGAACCGTCTTCAACGACTGTATCCGAGCAAACAACGAATAACCGAAAAAATATTGAAATTAACCGTTTTGACTTCGGCGCGGCGTCGCGCGGCCGCCGTTTCTCATGCAAACTAGCGGACCAGAAAAATCACGGACAAAAACAAAAGAGCAGACAGGCAACCAAGAAAAGTCAGAAAAAAAGAAGAGAAGAAAAAATAAGAAAAAGACAATCCGAGAACAAGAGAAAGAAGCCAACCCGCAACACATCACACAAACACCAAGACACCATTACCACATCACAGCAGGGTAAAACCAGAGCAACGAACCGCAACATTGCCAACAAAGCAACGAACCTACGGAACGAAAACGCAACAAAGCAACGAACCGCAACAACCCATACATCAGCAAAGTCATCATCCTGAATGGTTAATTTCAACAAATATTCGGCACATAACAAGATATGACGTAATATCAAGAAATGAACAGACAGGACGATTGACGAACAAGCAACAAAAAACAAAAAACAGTCAATAAAACTAAATCAGTGTTGTTTCGTCAAAAATGGTCTCTTTCCGGAGCAAACCCCCGGAACAAGCAAAAAACAGTTCAAAGGAACTTGGAGAAAAGATGGCAAGTCTGATAATCGGACATGGAGGCATCCTCGACGTGCTGCGATCCAAGGTCCCCGAACAGCGTTGGAGGGTGCCCGCAGGAGAGGATTTCGCAGCCCAGGCAGACTTCCTGACAAGGCACCCGGTGCGTCCAGGCCGTCAGGGAATCGTGTTCACGAACCTCCCGGGAAACTGGATGCCGGTCGCCGATGCAGGCTGGACAATCTACTGGATCGACCGCGGACAGATACCCATCGGAGCGCAGGCCCTCCCCGAATATTTCATGGACCGAAGCATCACGGATTTCGTCCACGAGTTCTGGCGGATACAGACAATCGACAAGCGTCTGGTAGGCGATATCATCCTGAACAGGACCCGCCAGACGGCACCCATGATCATTGTCACATCGAACACTGGAGGCGTGGGAAAGACGGTTTCCTCACGCAGATTATGCGAGCGGGCAAGAGAAAAAGGACTACGCCCCCTCCTTATCGACGGCAACATGAGACAGTCATCGCAACGTTCCTTCTTCGACCCTGGGCAGCGTATGCCGGCGCGCACCATAGCCGACTGGCGTCCCGGCATGGCGGCACAATACGGCGCCAATTCGGGACGAATGTTCAACATCGGTTACGATGTTTCGTTCGCTCCACCGGCCGGTGCGATGGTGTCGTGGGACCACTACCGCGCATACATCGAGGAAGCACGCAAGCTCTGGGACTTCGTCGTCTTGGATCTCGACCGTATCAGCGCAGATGATCTGCAGGACAGCACCACAGCCGCCGGAGGAATGGTCGTCCCCTACGTTCTCGCCGGCGACCTTTGCCTGGTCATCGTCAAAGCCGGCGTGCAAACGCAAGGAGATGCGTTGAATCTGCTCAGCGCGTTTCCCCGTTACGGTTTGCCCCGAGAATGTATCGGAATAAAAGACACGGTCCCGGTCGGAATGACAGACTACCGGCCACTTGATTATTCAAGATACGGGATTTTTCTCGGAGTCGAGTACCAGACGGTCGAGGCCGGCAATCTGATCGCATCCGGTAAATCGAATTGGGCTGACTCGAATCTGGACTTGGCGAGAGAGCAGACCCTTGAATGGGTTCTGCCCGATAAAGGATTCGAACCGGCCAAGTTCGAAGTGAAAAAGAAAAAAGGGTGGTTCCATCGTGGTTGATCTCTCACTCACACCGAATCCCGATGACCGTGCTCTATGGCCGATGGGTAGCGACGCCGATTGGATTCGCGGAAGCGACGTGGCGAACAACGAACACCCCGGAGTGTTGGCGCAACGTCATCAGTGGATCGTCCCGAACCGATTGTTCGCGGAAAGCATGGTCAAGGCAAACAGTGAATTGGTTACGAGCATCATCGGCGCATTGCTTTCATGGAGGACATGCACCGTCGACCAGCTTCGGGCGGGACTCTCCGTGAAAGGAGCTCCCGAATTCCATCGCGACGAACCGAACCTGTACGGCGCGTTGTGTCGGCTGGGAGTCATCGACATCGGCTTCAGTCCTTACGAAAGATTTTCCGGGCAGATAATCCCGCAAACCTGGTTGTCGTTGAGCTCCGACAAGAAACTCATCCGAAACACGCTCGGCCTGTTTAATTCAGCAACTTGGCTTCGTAGAATGCTTTCGGACAAGCAGTTGATCGGAATGAGACGCCACGTGCGCCACAATACGTATGCGGCGCACGTCGGACTGCATCTCGGTGTCAATCCGGACATCAAACTCGTCGGCGGCGACGGTTGGGGAGCGTTCCGGCTCATCGACCCGCAGGCGGTCAGCGAAGCCGGACTGCCTCACAGCTGTTCGACGGACATCACCGCACTCGCATCGAACAACGTGCTTGCGGGAATCGAAGTGCAGGTCCACCCAAATAACATGAGCCAGAAAATCTCCAATTGGTCGAAGCTGCTCGCCTACTCGCCGATGCAACGACGTGGACTCATCTGTATCTGGCTGCTCATACGCGACACCAGCCAATGGCAGTACCCGGCATTGGGCAGCATCATCGAAACGGCAAGCCATGCCGACGAGATGTTGGTCGGCGACCCATCCGTGGCGTCGCGTATGGGATTCGCGTTATGGGACGACTGGTTCGACGAGCAAGGCAACCCGACCGGCGGGATTGGAACATACCGGGACATGCTGAACGTCGAACGCAGCATGTTCTCACCGGACTGGAGCCGATGCGCCCCATCAACAAAACCTGTGACGACAATCCGTGACTGGGGATGGACAGTCATGGATGAAACAATCAGACACCAATGGGGCTGGGATGTCAGTGGATGGCGGAAGCCGGAAGCATACCGGGGAGGATTCTACGGGTATATCGGAGGTGAAAGCGTTGAACTCTCTTCCTGAAAATTTCGCAACCAACCAGCAGCGTTTGGAGGAAGCCAAGACCGAACGCTACCGTGCATTGCAGAAGATACGGACGCTTTGCGAAACAGGACGCCGTTCGCTGGTGGTCCCGTTCCTCATGGTCAACCTGCAACGCAATCCGGCTTTGAAAAAAATACGACTCTGGCAATTGGATGCGATCATGTTCGACGTTTCCAAATACATTGCGGTGAAGACCATACGACGGATGAGGGAAACCATCGGCGACCAGAGCACCGTCAAGGACGGGTATGCGGATTTGGGATGGGCGTTGGCAGACAAGGATGCGACGGTCCGTATGACCACATGGCTATATCAACTGTTGGAAAGAGAGAAGCTGACCAAGTTCGACTTGCCGGAAGGATTCCCCTTGGCCATGCTCTACTCCACCGAACCGGCAACCGCAGAACAATCGAATTGACAGGAGGGCATCGGAATGAGAGAAAAAGAAAAAGCATGGTACGAGGTGACTCGCAGCATCAGCCAACTCGATGGCGACCAGTTGAGATCCATCGCGGATGATGTCCCAGGAAATCTGGAGGACTGCACGCTGCTGCTCGTCAGAGTGAGAAACGAGCCGGTCCGTGAATATGTGCATGGCGATGGCGAAGGCATACGCAAGGCGGGTGATCTCGCCGGCTTTTCCATCAGCCCACTGCCAGGGAACGGCGAACCCGAACTGCCGGAAGGAATCAGCAGATCAGCTCACTCTCTTGTGCCATGGCGGGCCCGCTTGAATTCAAAGGCGACGATGGAGAAGATGCGCACCGATTCCGCCGGCATTCGGAAAAGTGTCGAAGCATTGATGCCGGCAGACAGTTATGTCAGCGTAACGCTCCGCAGGCAAGGATATTTCGAACAGGCCCGAATTCGAGATTGGGTTGCCGACGAGCATTCCACCGTCGAGGACGGCAACGAATTTGTCGCCGCTCACACGCTCTGCGCGCGAGTCACCGCAGCATGCGCCGACAGCCGCCGGAACGCAGAACTCGCACAACGGGCTGGACAGGCCATGTTCCCGCTGCTCTCCAACATGAGCAGTCATCCCAGCTACCCAAAGTTGGGCGGACTCATCGTGACCTTGGCTGTCACCCTGTTGACGATGGTATTGTCCGTCATCACTCCGATTCGTCTTGCCACATTCTTCTGGCTGGCGGGAACGGTAGCGGCGATGCTGCTGGTGCCTTGGGTTTTGAGTGGACTACTCTCCGCAAACGCGAAAGCCATGCTGAACGACGACAACAGCACTCGAATGTACTTCCGAGTACCGCCGCACTACAAATTCGCATGTCTTGGACTGTTGGCGTACTGCTCTTTGATGCTGTTGCCGATACCGTCATGGTTGTGGATCGTTCCTCTTGCCTTCACTGTTGCAGCTGGAATCAGATGGTGGAGGAACACTCTATGGGATGATATTCTCCAACGCCCACGCCGATACTGGTGGCTTCGCCGCAAACGCAAGGCGAATCTCAGTGACACCGAAACAAAACTCGGCATGAAAGACAAACGAGTGTATGCGACGGGATATGGCCCGCAACGCACCACTTTGGTCTTCAGCCCAATGACCACGACCACACTGTTCATGCCGGTGCAGAAATCCACGGCGGTGAAACAGGATCTTCACCCGGTGCCCGAACCATTGTCCCATGGAGGCGTCCTGATCGGATTGGACGATTCCGGACGTCCCGGATACTTGGATCCGACACAGCTCTATGGCGGAATCGCAATCAGCGGTGAAGCCGGATCAGGAAAAACCGTTCTGACCCACGGCATCAGCCAATGGGCCATCAGCCATCGCAATGATACCGGCCGTGACGTGTGGGGAACGGATTCACGACTCATCCACTTCTGGATGAAGGACGACACCGGAGTGGAAGTGCTGGACCGGTATCGGCAAACGCAGGGGATTGACTCCCATCCACGTGTCATATACCTCACCGACCCTTCCAGCATCGGTCTCGATTTGCTCGGAATGCAGGAGGGAAGGAACGCCCAGGAGACGGCGGAAAGCGTCGCCAAAACCATGAGATACGCATTCAATGCCGGCGACATTCAGAACGACTCCCAAAACATCATCACCCAATCCATGACCATCGGCGTGGCCGCAAGCCGATACGACCAACACAAGCCGGGGGACATCCTAAGAAGATGCAGACAACTCGAGCAACAGTATCCCGGGGCCGGTCAACTCAGGCAACAGCAGTCACCCATCGGCTGGGCCGTGGTCGCATTGTGTGGGTCGGATGGTCAAACCGGATCAGCCAGAGCGCTTGGACAGGTATGCAGGGCTCTCGCATTGGAGTTGAAGGACGATCCTCTCGGAATAGACATGACGTTGGCCGCGCGTGCCGCAGAACAACTGTACGGACGACCGGATCAGAAGGGGCAGGCGGCGCGAAGCGATCGTGAAATACTGCAGCGTACCAACGCCTCGGTGAACAAGGTCAACCAGTTCCTCGCCATCGAACACATGTTCACACCGCGACGCAGCACCGTCACATGGAAGTGGATATTGGATCACCCGGGCGACTATCACATCGTGCTCGCCCCGCACAATGGCCACTCGCTTCCCGAGCTCATGGACAAGATTCTGGGCTCGTGGCTCATGTACCGGTTCTGGAACACGGTGTTCGCACACTGCAAGGACTGGTTAACGCTTGGCAAACACACGATGCTCGTCTGCGACGAGCTGAGCCTGCTGGCGAACGGGTCGGACGACGTGTTGAAGAATCTTAGGGAGCAGGGGCGTTCGTTCGGATTGATTCTCGTGTTCGCCACCCAATACCCGACCCAGTTGTCCGACACGTTGTTGGATTCGTTCCTGGGGTACACGACGTTCATCAGCTACAACACGTCGATTCCGCGCATAGCCACGCTGACCGCGGCGCGTCTGACCGACAATGAGGGATTGGATGGGTGGACTGGAGGAGCGGTGACGAACCTCCCCAAATACCATGCCGCTGTAAGAACCAGAAACATGGAACAGATCCAGCCGGCATTCATCGTGAGCGTGAAAGACTTCGACGACGGTTATCGCCCCGGCGACAAGTAGGACCGCAAAAAAAACATGCCAACCCATCCGGCTTCCATTGATGCCGGATGGGTTTTTCTTAATCTGTGTCCCCCGTGTTGTCTGAGAATGCAAGAAACTTTGTTAAAAACCGAAAACCTATCGTTATCAACCGATTCCGTTGATACACTCGGGAAACGCAGGAGGGTTCCTTCAAACCAAATTCGAAGGGAATCCAATAATGGGTAACACCATAGAAATCGCCGCTTCCAGCAATCTTGTCGGAAGCTATCACGCCATGTTCGACGGCATCCTCAACTCGACCGCCGGACAGCTCATCACCAAGGTGGGCGCCGCTGCCGCAGTGATCTTGGCCTTGGGGCTTATCCTGGGAGGAATCAGCAAGGCGATGGGGCGAAGCAACCAGCTGGTCTCCATGTTCTGTCCAAGCGTCACACGAGTCATCGTCGTTCTCGCCGTCATCTTCATCTTCGCTGGCCCGACCATAACCATTCCGGCATTGCTGACAGCTCTTGACTGGATCGTCAACGCCGTGGGCAGCCAGGGCAAAGACTACCTCGGAATCTGATCGGGGAACATATTCATGGGCGAGCAAAGACAATTGCATCCAAGGGAAACCATGGATGACATCACCGAGGTCTCATCCACCGCATCCATTGAACGTAAGAACACGTTCATGATCACGAAAAGCACGGAAGCCCGATCCAAGACCGTGTTCTCGACAATCATCGGCGGTGTTATAGGACTGTTGATCTGTCTTATGCTCGCCCCGATCATCGGCATCACATTCGGCGTGGTGTTCATTCTCATCGGCTTGGTCGCCGCGCCATTCCTCATGGTCGGCCAAGTCAAAGACCGGACCCAGCAGGTCCGATGGAAAAGACTTCTCAGGAGATTGCAGAGCCGGAACATCGCCGGAGAGGTTTTCTACCCCAATTCGAATCAGCCAGAGCGTCTAAGCAGTCTGAAGGAGATGTGGATACTGTGAGCGCTTCAACCCAGATGCAGCCCAGCCTCCCGGTCAGGATGAAAGCGCGACGGAACATGCTGTTCATTGTTCTGCTCGTCGTTCTGATGACAGTGGTCGTACTGCCCTCCCAAGCATTCGCCATGGTCGAAAACGATGGAGGCGCGAGCGCGCCGGCATGCGCTACGACCACAAGCACCCAAGTCGATTACACGACATGTCTTCCGTCCGGCCGATGGGGAAGCAATGTCGGCAGCATAACCAGCCGCATCGAACCATCGAGCGGCATCCTTGGTTTCATCTCCAACGTGCCCGCCCTGATCAGCCATACGACGAGGGACATCCTGCCGAACATGCTGATGCAGATCACACAGCTCTGCTGGTCATCCGCCCTTTCTCTAAGCCAGTTCGCGGCAAGCTTCACCCCATTGAAGACCGCCGGAGCGTCGGTCGACCACGCCACGGCGAAACTTATCGACAATGTCATGGCCGGTGGAATACCCGCGGCGTTGATGGTGACCGCCATCGTCGTATGGCTTCTCGCGGCGGGATTCGACATCGGGACCACGAAAGAGGCGAGCAAACGACTGCTTGCCACAGTGCTGTGCCTTGCGGCTCTCATCGTGTTGGGGACAGGAGCCTCGAAAACCGCGGAGAATGCGACCGAACCGGCGACAGGCAGCCCCTGGTGGGTTGTCAACACCATCAACGGCGCAGTCAACAAGCTCACCGTCGGACTTGATCTGGACGGGTTGAACGACGGCGAATCGAACATGATGGCGTTCAGCAACAAAGCACTCAACCGTAATACGAACTGCCAGGATTACCTGTATGCCATGCACCAGCAGTACGACACCGCGACCAGCGGCAACGGGGGAGACACATCCTCTATCACCAAGGCTGTGAACCGCATGTGGGAGGAAACAGCTCTCCGATCATGGGTGACGATGCAATGGGGTAATCCGTCAGCGGGGCCGAACACGCCATCAGGCGTGGCCGACAACGCACAGCAAGCATACTGCCATGTGCTTGACATGAACACGAACACCGATCCTGCGGTGCAAATGACATTGACGAATGCGGCAACCGGTTTGAGTATCGATTCCGACACAGCAGAATGGTTGTTCAGCGAACACGGTTGGATCGACCCTCAGGACAGTTCCGTCAATGACAAGGAAAAGGAGCAGAACGACCGGGATAAATATGTTCGACTGACCAGAGCGGGGATCTTTTGGGAGACCTGCGGTATCGACGGCAGTGGGAAGGTGTACGGCCGTGACGGCTGGAACATCCTCGTCAAAAACATGGGGGACAAGGATACAGGAGCCATCAAAAACGGGAAGCTCACCGTCAGATTGAAGAAAGATGGATTCAGCGACATCTCAGGCGGGAACGGGGCCCACTTCTACGGGGACGATGACAAGATAGACCAGAACATACTCCAATTGTGCAATGTGGCTTTGGGCACAAAGCAATTCAAAGGCGACCAGTATCGGGCCTTTCACAACGACAATGACTTCCGTGATTCGAGCGGCAACGTCCAGAACACGAACATCGCCGATGCCGCGAACCTGGGCTGGCGTTTCGATATCCCCAACGTCGGCGGAACCTGGCGTGAAGCCAACCTTGGTGACACGCAGGATTCTTCGACCGGACAAGGAGCGATGCGAATCACCCTGGACAACCTGTACGGCAATTCAGCACCTGACAATCTGGGCGCATTCGGATCCGTGCTCGGTGGCATCTGCAACATGATCGTCTGGGGATTACTCAGCGTCATCCTCATCATGACCAAGCTCATGCTCGTCCTGATGGTGCTGTTCCTCGTCGTAGCATTCCTCGTGAGAGCTTTCCCCATAGGCGAAGCTCCGAAGAACGTGTTGAAGAACTGGGTGAAATACACGTGCAACCTGAGCATGACCGGCGGATTGTATTCGGCTTTGGGAGCCATCGCCACATTCATCTGCCAGCTCACATTGAAATTCTGTTCCGAAATGAGCAGCAGCTTCATGTACAACGTGATCAGCGGTTTCAGTCCGGTGCTTGCAATCGCGGCCATCAGCCTGTTCTGCACCAGCGTGCTCAAAGTCGGCAACCCGTTCAGTTTCAAAGCGATGATGGGAATCGCCACCGGTGGAGCCATGGCAGGCGGAGTACTGGCCGGCCTCAGGAGAATCGGCGGAGGAATAGGCAGCGGTCTCCTCATGAGACGGCTCCTCACAAGCCGAAACCACGGCGGCATGTCCAGTCGCAACGCCGGACCGCGCCACAGGATGTTCGGTCCCACCGCCGGCGAAAGCAAACTCGACTCCATGCTCGATTCGGAGAGGAAGAATCTTGACCTCGACGGCGGCGGCCGCAACCTGTACGGACGCAACACGAAAGAATACGATGCGATCACAGCCCGCGGAGCAGACTCCCTCAGTTATAGATGGGGGCGCATGAACGAAGGCACCGTACGCGGGTCCCTCGCAGGAGTCGCCGCACGTTTCACCAACCGAGCCGACAGAGCTCAGGCGTTCATGACGGGCGGCATGTCCTACGATGATCGCGTCAAGAACTATATGGCCCGCCATCCCGGCGCATCGCTCGGCCGCGCCCGTACCATGGCAAAAGGTGCAAGCCTGCTTAATCAGACCGCACGCGGCCTGGGCGGAGGAGCTATGCTGTTGGGCGCGACAGGCAAGGCAGCCCTAGGTGTCATGCAATCCCAACCGTTGCGTGACGTGGTCAAGCGTGGCGCCAAAGTCGCGGCGACCGGTATCGCCGCTGCCGCACTCACATCCAACCCGATCACACTGCCGGCAGGTGCAGTCGCATTGGGTAAGCTCGCCACCAACCGTGACCTCTGGCATGGAGCCAAGGTCGGAATCGGCGCACTGGGAGCCAGAGCGGAGAAGAGCCGCAACGAAATCCTAAGCCTGGGCAACAGGCCCACGACGGTCATGACTCCGATTGCTCCGGTCGAAGACAATCCGTTCGATCTCGATGAATCATTGAACGAGATGCACTCCGAGGACGGAAGTCTCAACTCCGATGGAGACAAGGCGTTCGGGGTGGTGGAGAACAGCATGATGCACAACTTCCGGCAACAGGGCCACATGAGCGAGCAGGAAGCCGCCGACGCATTGGAGAGCGCACGTATCACGGGAGAGGTCAAGGAAGCAGCGGCGAAATACCATGCGAACCTCAACGCGCCGAAGAACCCACCTCGCCAGAAAACGTCTGACGAGTTCGAAACGGATGGAGATGCATTCTGATGGACACCGGCACTGTTACTCAGACGGCTGGGCAGGGAGCCGCCGATTTTCTCACCGTCCTGTTCGCTTGGATGTTCACGCCAACGGGAGCCGTGCTGACCCTGCTCCTGTTGGCGGTCGGCGGCGGCAGCGTCTTCATGAAGATCATGGGACGTTCGATGAGAATGTTGTCCGTTGCGGCGAGGATATGCGCGGGCCTGTTCTTCGTGTGGGTCATCAGCGGCGTCCTGGAGGCGATGGGCATTCCCATCCGTGAATGGATGCAGGGGATCGCTAGTCAGCTCCCGGATTTGGGCGTGTTGCTCAAAGCGTTTTTGGAGAGGCTGTTGTTTACGGCATCCTAAAATTTTCGCAAAGAACTGTGGGAATGCGGGAATGGTTTGGCAGATGAATGCGGAAGTGTTTTTTCTGCCTGATCATTCCCGCATTGTGTTGTTTTCCTGTTGATTGGGAGAGCTGGTTCCACAAAAAAATGCGCCTCTGCTACACTGAATGTGGCCACATAAAAAAAGCGCGTCCCACGCCTCCACCTTGGCGGCGGAAAACGTGAACAGAGGAGAAAACAGCATGCTGAAAAGCACGATTCTTGTCGCGGTCGCCGACATCAAAGGCGGCGTCGGAAAAACGACGACAGCCATGCTCATCGCCGGATGCCTCGCCCGACGCGGCGAACACGTCACGGTTCTGGACGCCGACAACACCGGTGGTGCGACGCTCTGGGACGAATACGTGCGAATTGAGGACGATCGTCGTCGCAAAGAAGACGAAGCCAACGGGACTCCGCACAAACCCTACAAGCTGGGTTTCGACGTGATCCAAACCAATGACGTGATCCTCGGAATGCCCGACAGGATTCGCGAACGCTACAAAGGATGGGTCATCATCGACACGCCTCCATCCGATGCGGGAACGGTGCAGACGGCACTCCAGGCGGCCGACGTGTCAATCATCCCCTGCCAGCCGTCCATCAGCGATTTGAGCCATGCAGGGAAAACCTATGCGGCCGCCAGAAACGGCATCATCCTGCTCACGCGAGTGAAAGCGCGAACCAAACTCGCGCGTGACGCAGTGAAACAATTGGATGAGCTGGAGGCAACACGATTCGAAACGGTCATCCACGAGAGGGAAGCCATCAAGAATCTGTACGGAACCAACCAGATAGACAACAGGGATTACGCTTCCGTCACCCAAGAGCTCATTGACCTCGTCAAACAGTTCGGCATCGAGTAGGAGTTGAAACATGGTAAAGAATATCAACAGCGCTTTCGGACGCGGCCTGCAGGACACTCGCGACATGGGGCGTCGGCCTCTCCTATCCGAACCCCCCGAACCGAAGATGACGGTCGAGGCTCCCGAGCAGAAAGCAGTCTCTGAAGCAATCCCGGAAGATCATGAGACGAAAACGAATGAAGCATCCGGGAGGGCCGGCCGGAGGAAGCCCGTGTATTCGTTCGACCGGAGGCTCGGCACGAACCTGACGGATGAAAACTATCTCGCGCTGCGAATCAAGTCGGTCGAGACGAACATGACCACGCAGGCTCTTCTTAACGCTGCGGTGGAACAATGCTTCGTCAACGGAGGACTTGACATGGAGCTGGCCAGAAAATACGCGCAGACCCGCTGACACAAAAAGAGACTCGGCAGTATCCGAGTCTCTTTTTTTTTCTTTTCCCGACTTCCACCGCTTTCACGCTGAGACTCCGGATAGTCTGACACTAGATAACACGTTCAGATTCTCAAGGAGACGAAGTGGCACGAAAAGCATCCGTTGAATCTCCAATGGACATCACCGAAGACAAACGGAAGAACGAAGTCGAACTGACGGCAATCAAACGCGCCATGCGAAACACCCGCTGGTGGAAAGTTTTCATCACCGTGTTCATGATCGCCGGAATCGTCGCTCCCGTCATCAGCATTCACGCAATCAGCACGCTGCAGGACATGGGTTCCATGTTGAGCGCGAAATACAAGGAGATCAGCGTAGACAAACCAGGGAAACAGGCAGCCTTGGCGTCCGTCAACAAATGGTTGGACACAAACAAAGGACCATTCCGTTACGGGACCACGAACCTGTTATGGGATTCGGCGACAAAAGTCGGATCCAGTGACGAGGACACCGGAACAGGAAAGGAACATACCGACTGGTGGAGCCACCAGTTCTCCCTGACCGACCTGTCCGACGGATCCACCCGCGACGTAACCCAGCTCATTTCATGGAAGAACAACGTGGCCACCGCCGTGGGAGAGCCAACAGTGCTGCCGTTGAAAGCAAGCGGCGCTGGCGGAGCCCAATCCTATACGCCATCCGGATACTCTCGCATCGACCAGGCGTCCAGCTTCCAGAACGTCGTCAACGCTTGGGCGAAAGCTTACATCGGGAAAGACAGCAACGCGTTCACCGTGCTGGTCGGGGATCCGAACAGCGAGCACGCCTACCAGCCAGCAGCCATCGGAACATTCAAAAACGTGAGCATCAACTGGCTTGTGGAGTGCGACAAGAACGGGCAATCCGTACCAAAGGAACAATCCAGTGACACGCCTCCCTATGCTGCGGCGTCGATCAGCATCACATTCGAACCGTATGCCGCGATGCAAGACAGTTCCGATAAGGGAAGCGACACGTCATCTTCGGACAACACCGGCGGCTCGACCGTCAAGACGAACATCACCGTACTGGTCAAGAACCCTACATCCGGCAACGCGAAGATCATCGACTGGGGAGCGGATGGCAGCGTCAGGACGTTGAGCCCCTATGCGAACGCACTGAGCAAAAGCGACGTGACCTCGGCGAACTCCGACGACGAGACCGGCGGCACCGATTCCGCCGGGACCACATCGCAGGACACCCAGTCCGACGATTCCACTGCCGACGGTTCCAAGGCATCATCGGGCAACGGCACGTCGGACAACACCTCAGACGGCACATCGTCGGACGGTACGGCATCCGACAGCCAAAACAACTAAGGAGACCATCATGGCCAATGACAAGAAACCGGAACTTCCCCCATTTGCGGAATTCGTCAACAGCAACGCCGACCTGTTCGGAGCGATCATCGTCATCCTATTCGGCATCGCGGTCGTCTGGACCATCATCAGCGGACTGTTCTAGAAGAGGAAACCGTCGTGGCATCGAGAAAAAACAAGACCGGCATAACCGTCGCCGGCATCCTTGGCGGCTTGGCCATCGTGCTCATAACCATCATCGTCATCATCCAAACCGGAGTATGGGCCACGGTCGCCCCACAATTCGGGTTGCCTGCAATAACCAGCATCAGTCAGATACTTCCGGGCGAAGACTCCATGCAGAAAACAAACATCGGCTTGGGGTTGAAAAAACCGGACCTGTCGAAAATCGAAGGCCAGATCAAAGACGGTCTGGCCTCCTCGGGGAACACCGGAGAAAAGGATTCCACGAACACGGATATGGGAGCGAGCGGACTGCCGGCTTCCGCGGCAAGCCCCATGAGCGTGTCCGAAGCCATCACAGCCGCCCGGAACCTCCCGACCGAAACACCCCATACGAAGGGCTACAATCGCGCCGAGGATTTCGGGGACTGGCAGAACAGCGACCAGCTTTGCGGATACGGAACCACCCGCGACTACATACTCAACCGTGACCTGACCGATCCAGTCATGGACTCCAATTGCAAGGTGCAATCCGGGACACTACATGACCCCTATACGGGCCAGACCATCAACTTCCGGAAGAGCGTCGTGAAGAACGGGAAGACCGTCAGCGGAGACAGCACCGCAGTGCAGATCGACCATGTGGTCGCCTTGAACGACGCATGGGCCTCCGGCCTGTGGAAGAACTCAAGGAAAAACGATCGCGTGAAATACGCAAACGATCCGGACGTGCTGCTTGCCAGCCAAGGGGATGCCAACAATGCGAAAAGCGAGGGCATCAACCTGTACGGGAGCGGTGTCCCCAAGAAGTCCGTCGGACGATGGGCCGCATCCACCCCATCCGTCTGGCTGCCAAGCAACAGCGGCTACCAGTGCTCCTACATGGCCAAGCGCGTCTACATCAAAGACAAGTATGGACTTTCCATGAGCAGCTGGGAGAAAAGCGAGACAATCGGGTTCCTGCAGCAATGCCAGGCGAAAGAAAATTAAGCCATTCCGAAGAAAACTAGGAATTATCTGATTGTTTCAATATATTGCCTGTTGTTTCGGAAACACTACGGTAGGTTGAGATATCAGGATGAGGGCCTACGTTCTCTCGACCCGAATCCTCTCGGTGGCAATCCTGTTTTTCCTCGGATTCTCCTATGGTGCGGCTTCCCCTTGTGGACTTTTTGGGTGAGCCGCACCTTCTCTTTTTTTTCTGAAACAATTCTGTTATGCCTGTTAAACTGAATATATCTACATAGAGTATGGAACAGCAAGGAGATCCATTGTCTGAAGACAAGACCGAAAAACTCGGCGACTTTATGCGCCGCGTAAAAGACGACACGGTGCTCAACCTGTACTTCGTCACGGAGACCGGGTCGAAAAGAATACCGACGCCACTGTTCGGCAACCCCACTGCGGAACAGCTGAGGGACAACAGGTACCTGCAATCCCAGGTGGTCGCATCCCGCAAGCACTATTGCAATGAGGTGATCAGCAGCGGATGGACCGTCCACGTGGATACCAAGTTCGATCAGGAGGCTTTCGAGAATGCCTAAAGTGGATAGAGGCTGGAGAATCTGCGGACGTCGGTTCGGCTTTCTCGGCACCAGGCGCCTGCCTTAAACCGTGAATATCTTTCATTGGGATTTTCTTCTACGATATATGCCTGTTATACTGAATATATCCACATAGAGAATTGAAGGAAGACCCACCAATGAGCCACGCAGCCAACACAAGCATCCAAGACATCCAAAACGGAATAGGAGACTTCGTGCTCCGTCCCGAAGCAGACCGCAACAGCCTCGACGGCTATATGAAACTACCCGAACAAAACCGTCTCAACACCTGCTCCCCATGGATGTCTCATCGAACAAGGCGTGAAATCACACATGACCTACCACGATGACGGCAGCGGAGACTGGACACTCTGCAAAGACGACCCGGACTATGGGCAGTATGTCGCAGCAGGCAATCCAACGAGCGTTCCCGCGAATCCCGTCATCTGAATAGAAAGAACGAAATCATGTCCATTAAGTCAGCGCAAGCGAAACAACAGCTCAGAAACAGCGATGGCACATTCGCCAACGAGAACAAGAATGCGGGATTTCCCTCCAACGACATGATTCAGCGTGCCTCCAAATTGTTAGCGAAAAGCTCGGCGACCGTTGATGAGCCGATCATCAAGCCCTCCGTGAAGTCGGAAGGCTACATGGGATCCACCGCCATCACCGGCGGCAAATACGATGCCAGTCGCAGTCCGGCGGAAAACGCGAAACTCATGCGCGCGGACATCAAAGCATTGCAGAAGAACGGTCAACTTCCAAAAGATTGGAAGATCGGAGTCCGAACAAGTACAGGTTCCGCAAGTTGGAGAGCCTGATTCACCATCCAACTGCCGGAAGGCGAATCCTCCACATACGTGCCGACCCACGCCGAATATATGGCTGCGGATTCCGAAGACCGGATCATCGGTCCGGAACACAGGGCCGGACGAGGAATCATCGAAGCTCATGGAGGAAGCGCCTCCTCCGACGAATGGGATGAAACAGCACGGCGAATCAACCAGAAAATCCAGAACAACGAACAGCTGACCGTAGAAGAGCAAGCCTGCGTCATCGAAACTCCAAAAGTCCGCAACGCAAAGAAACTCTGCCAGCAGGTCGGCGACCAGTACACGTATCAGAACAACAACGCCATGGTCGACTACTTCGACACGGACGGATACGTCACCGTGCAAGCCGTGACCGGAATCAAGAAACCAGAAAACATTGACATCCTCCCCCGCATGAATGCGGGGGATTCCCGAATCTCACGGTTCGGGTTTCTGTTCGATACGACAAAACAAGAAGGGAGGGGACGCTAATGCGAGACCTTGGTTCCGGTTCTGCCGTCCTTGCAGACGCTAACCGCAAGCCCTGCGGCGAGGATGTTTTTGGCTGCGTTCAAGTCACGGTCGTGGCTTGTCCCGCAGTCCGGGCACGTCCATGCCCTGACTTTGAGGCCGGGCATGCCCTTCGGCCCGGTCTTCGCCCCGCAGTGGGAGCAGATTTGCGTGCTCGGATAATACCTGTCGATGGTTATGAGCTGTCGCCCGTACCATTCGGCCTTGTATTCGAGCATTCGACGGAACTCCGACCATCCGGCGTCCAGTATGCTGCGGTTCAACCCGCTTTTCGCGGATTGGCCGTTGGGGAGCCAATGGTTCGGATTATCCGGGTCGGGTTTCGGCGCGCATCTTTTGGCCATGTTCTTCACGTTGAGGTCTTCGAGTACCACCGTTTGGTTCTCGCGGATTATCCTCGTGCTCAACTTGTGAAGGAAGTCACGGCGCATGTCCGTGATTCTGGCGTAGGTGCGGGCCACCTTGAGGGCGGCTTTCCGACGATTGTTGCCGCCTTTGGTCTTGCGGGACAGCGTCCGTTGCTCCCGTTCCAACCGTTCGGCGAGTTTCTTGTAGTGGCGTGGGTTCGCTATGGTCTCCCCGTCGCTGGTGACGGCGTAGCTGTCCACTCCCAAGTCGATTCCGATTGCGTTCCTTCGGGCGGGGAGAGGGCGGATGGTCTCCTCCACGAGGATGCTGACGTGCCATCGTCCGGCGGCGTCCAAGCTTACGGTCACGGTGCTCGGCTCCGTCTTGCGGGGCAGTGTTCTGGACCATCGTATCGGCAATGGTCCGCGCATCTTGGCGAGCGTGAGTTCGCTGCGTTTGGCGTCCCATTTGAACGCGCTTCGAGTGTATTCGGCGCTTCCGCCGTGGGATTTGGCCTTGAACCTCGGATAGTCGCCGGTCTGCTTGAAGAAGTTGGAGAACGCCGTCTGCAAATGCCTCAACGCCTGTTGCAGTGGCACGCAGGACACTTCGTTCATGTACGAGTATTCAGCCGTTTTCTTCCATTGGGTGAGCATGGCGCTGGTCTGGACGTAGGTGATGCTCCTGCGCTCCGCCGTCCATGCGACGGAACGGGCTTCCAACGCGAGATTGTAGACCTTTCGGCAGCAGCCGACCGTGCGCCTGAGCAGTTGTTCCTGCTCGGGCGTCGGGTAGAAGCGGAACCTGTACGCCCGCTTGCATGCATGCCTTCTGACCATGTTTCACATTATATCATATCAATCTGTGAAAGGAGGACGGTTTGCTTCCTCCCCGCCCTAAAGGACGGGGTCTCCGCAAACCAAAAACGATGACACGGCCCCGAAGCCACTGCAAGGTTTTACAGTCACCGCGCCCGTTCAGATTCTGGAACACAACACCGGATGCTGGTGGGAGAGAACAATCACGGCACGAATCAGAGACGGCTCAACCATTCCCGTCGTGTTGGATCACGTGTATTGGAATTGGATCACCGGCACACCCATGCACATTCATCTCGACGGCATTCAACGCATCCGGGTCATCGAAGACAAGCATCATCAAAGAGAGGAAAACAATTGAGCGTGAACCAACCGTTGACGGACAGCGAAGCCAAGAAAATTTTCATAAACGGCGCGGAGGACTTCTATTCACTGTCGGCAAACCCGCAATTCTCCAACGTAGCCGAACTGTTTGACGCCTGGCTTACCGAGCATGATCGCCAACTGCTGGCCAAAACGGAAACCGAAGCAGGGAAACGAATCTCCAGCGAACTCAAACTCGAACATGCAAGCGACGCCCACGCCCGAACGGAACCATCCCGCGCATACATTCAAGGATGCAAGGCCGCGAGAAGCCTGCTCGAGGACGCCATCCGAGACATGACGCAAGAACAGGGGACGCTATGAGTTTCACCGAGAAGAAATTCGTCGCAATCCACTGCGACGAATGCGATGAACAATACGACCCCGAAGACGGCAGCGCTTATTACACAGACAAAGACGACGCAGACGATGACGCCAGTTCCGACGGATGGCAATTGGATGGAGACGAAAACCACTACTGTCCGCAACACTGGCATCTGACCTGCAGCAAATGCGGGAAAACAGCAATGGGAAACCATGACGAACTCATTGAAAACGGATGGGACTGCGCCACAGACGAGTGGCTGTGCCCGGAATGTCATTAAGGAGAAAATTTGAGCAAATTCTACGAACCATTAAAAACAATCGTCGAAAAGGATGATTGGAAGATCGTCGAGGAGAACGAACACACTCTGGCCTGTTCCTGTAACGGGTTGAACGGCTGGGCTATCAGCGGCATGAGTGTGGTGGAATATTCGCAACGACGTTTGGCTTTCTTCCGGGACAATAGGCTGATCGGTGAAATCAAACTGTATGACCTTGACCTGGCGGGACGAGTCGTTGATGAATACATGACCGGCGGGTTCACTCCGACCATGTTCATTTCCTTGGATACGACGATGGAACAGTGGTGCCAGCAAATCGAAGACGCCTATGCAGGAGTGCTGACTGGACTTGAAGAGGAGGAAGATGCTGATGCCGGAAGCCAATGAGAGCATTGAACCGTTCACTCTGCTGGGTGGAATCCTGTATCTAAACGAGTTCGAACTGTTGCCGGGACTGTCGGCTGACGCTTGCCGGAATATCGGACGACTGCGGCGTAAAGCCGTATCCGCTCATCTGGTAGGTGACAGGAAAACGGTTGTCTCCTGTGCCAGACAGATCAACCGTGTGGTCGAAGCAGACAAGCGACGCCGAGAACGACTCTCCTCCAAGAAAGGTCGGCCGACACCGAAACAGAAACCGGCACAAAAGAAGAAGAACACTGGTTCCGGATACGATGCCGAATACCGGCGCTTCAGGGAACAGTTCATGCGTGATGTGACCGATCCGAAGAAAATCCGTGAAGCAGACCGTCTCGCATTCTTCAGTGGCACGCAAATCATTCTTGAAAACTAGCAAAAGGAAAGAATCTTGAAACATCCAATCCTTATCAGCCTCAGCATCATGCTGGCCGCAATCATCGCAGTCGCCTTCCATCTGGCAAAAGACCCTGTCTGACCATGCCCCGATATCACAGTCGAGCCGAACGAGCAGCCGACCTGCTCCAGTCGCGTCGTTCCACGGTGGAATCCGTCGCCAAGCAGACCGGTTTGCCCGTCGATATCGTTCGCCAGATCAACGAGCCTATCGCCAAACGTCTGGCGGAGCAGGATGCGGTGGATGCCGCGGAACGTAGCATGAGGAAAGCCGAAGCGAAGATAATGCGCGAACAGTATCCGTGCCCGCTTTGCTCCACTGGTCATGCGGAACCGCATGACTGCGACACGTTCCTTCCCCTCGGGTTCATACACGGTGGCGAACGTGACGGACAAATGGACGGCTTCTGGTGCCACCCGTACTTCTGCTCCTGTTCGAACCAACGGTGCATCGCCTGTAATATTTTCCCCAGCAAAAGCAGAGAGGAAGCCGTCGAACGGTTCTGCGCCGGAGACTTCGCCCACGAAGACGATTTCATCGAACTGAAAACCGGCAAACGTTACCACTATTCGCAATACGGTATCGAACAGCAGATCCTCCGGTACCTAGCACATTGGAGCGCGGAGCAGGTCAAAAGGCTCGGCTTCGACCCGAAGCTCGTGGACACCCTGGCCATGCAACGGACATTGGATCGCATGGGCAGCAAATACGTTGACGTGTTCGACACGACGCTACTATGCCCCAACTGCGGGATGAAAGGCGAATACCGGAAAGCCATCAGTCCGATCACTCATACGAAAACATGGTGGCGGGTCGGCTGCCCATACTGCAAAACCCGCACCAGATACTCGTTTCCCTCTCAGAGAGAAGCTGCGGAAAAATTCGAATCCGCCCAACTGGATACCAAACCATCAATCCTTAACGAAAAGAGCAAATTGTAATGGCAAGCAACTTCTACAAGGCGGGTGCGGCTGCGATGACCTCGAACAAGGACGATTGGGAAACCCCGCAATCCTTGTTCGATCAGCTGGACGAGGAATTCCACTTCATCCTCGACGCGGCATCCAGCGACCAGAACGCAAAATGCGAACACCACTACACAGCCGAAAACAGTGGCCTAGAACACTCATGGGAAGGGGAGACGGTTTTCTGCAATCCTCCCTACGGCCGCAACATCGGTGATTGGATACGCAAAGCCTCACAGGAAGCCAGCAAACCTGACACTCTCGTAGTCCTATTGGTTCCCGCACGCACTGACACCCGCTGGTTCCAGAACCATATCCTGCACCGTGCGGAAGTCCGGTTTCTGCCCGGACGTTTGAAGTATGAGGTGAATGGGCAGGCCGGTGAAGCGGCGCCATTCCCCAGCATGATCGTGGTCATGAGAACAGGAGAACGTTAGTCGATGCGCTCCACCGCCGACCTGGTGAACATATCAGGCTTCAGCTGGCTGTATAGTCAGTCGAAGTCCCATTGAAGCCAGTACTTTAGAGATGGTTTGGAACGAGGGATTACCCTCGGCGCTGAGGCTTCGGTACAGGCTTTCTCTGGACACGTTCGCCTCTTTGGCAATGCTGGACATTCCTCGTGCTTTTGCTACTTTTCCGAGTGCGGTTTGGAACGTTTCAGGATCATTGTATTCTGCTACGGCATTGAGGTAGCGGGCGATGTCGTCTTCGGTTTCAAGGAATTCGCTGGTGTCGTAGTCTTGGTATTTCTTTGTCATTTTTTCTCCTCCTATTCGGAGTATTCCCTGAATAGTTTCTTGGCTTTTTTGATATCTGCCTGTTGTTTTCTTTTATCTCCGCCGATGAGCAGCAGATAGATTTCTGATCCGCTTCTTGCGTAGTAGATTCGGTATCCGGGTCCGAAGTGAAAGCGCATCTCGTATATGGAGTCTCCTACGGGTTTGGTATCTCCCAGGAGGGAGCCTTTTAGCTCGCAGTAGTCAAGGTGTGCTTCGATTTTGGCTTTTGCGTCTCTGTCTTTTAGTTTGCGTAGCCATTCAAGGAATTCGCTCGTCCTCTTGAATCTCAACATACCAATACTGTAGCCTACAGGCTACAGTTCGTCAAATCAACAAGAAAAAAGAAGGAAGACGCCCCGCCGTGGGGAGCGTCAACTCAATGGCATGCAGCCATGCTTGACCTCCTGATTAGGCGTTGAGCGGTGTGCCGCAGTTGGGGCAGAAGTTGGTTTGTCCGTTCAATGGCTGACCGCATTTGGGGCAGTTGTTCGTTATTACCGGCTGGGGGATAGGGGCTGGGACGGGTGAGGTCACAGGCATCGGCACAGTGTTCGTCACCGGCGCTGCTGGCGCAGGAGCCTGTTGTTTGACTGCCGAGGTGAACAGTCTGACGACACGTGGCGGAATATTGTCCACCGGCAGCAGGCTCAGGGATTGGATTTCCGCAACCAACTGTCCAGGCGTCACGACACGAACATTGCCCGGCCAGACGGCTTCGCTGACATCCGGGTTGCCGTTATGTCCGCCCGGTACCATGCAGACCATCCATTGGGCCGCCACGTGATAGGTTTCGAGCGTGGACGCCCAATTATCGCGTTGGGTTGCCATGTTCTCGCTCATCTTGACCACGGGTGTTCCATCCGAGCCTTTGACGAGGGCTCGACGGCTGATGCTCATGCGCACCAGGTTTCGTGGATCCAAGTTCACGTATTTGGTGTCGCTGCCGCCCTTGTAGTTCTTCGCGTCCACGAACCAGGCATGCACCTGCTGTTGCGGGTCTATGCCGACCAGCACGCAGTCGATGTCCGCGTTGATGGGCTGGCGGTTCTCGTTGAGCCCGTACAGGGACCAGAAGGAGATGACGTTGAGCCGCATGTAGGCGATGATTCTGGCCAATGCGGATTCGCCCTGCTGGCCGGCCTGTACGGCCGTGTTCCCGAAAGCGGAATAGTCCAAGCCGGAACCCGGATCGCCGTACAGTTTCCCGAGCTGGCGTTCCTGTTGCAGGTTCGCGTTGAGACTGGCTTCATACAACGGGTCGGGGGAGCCGCCGTTGTCGTGGTCTATCATGAACCAGCCATAATAGGAGTCCTCGTTGCTCATGGCGGCCACCAGCCCGTATCGGGGCGCGAATCCCTTTAATTCCGTGTTCGGATCCAACGTGAGCTGATTGTTCGGGGATGGGGTTTCCTCCCCGCGTGGGAAGGTGATTCCCCACCAGAGGGTTCCTGCCACCACGGTCACGATGAAACCTATGAAGAGTTCCATGAAGGCGGAGCCTCCTGTCGCGGAAGATCCGACTCCGGCAAAAGGCCGCAGCGCATAATCCGCGCCCAATGAGGCAATGACCGCGAACACCAGTCCGGCCACCGCGGTCAACACGCGTTCCTTCATGGTTTTGCAGAACATCACGCGGACTATGACAGCGATGACGGTGACGATCAGCGCCAGTATTCCTATGCCGTTCAACTCCTGGAAAAACGGGTCAAGATGTCCCATGGCTTATATCTCCTCTCTTCAGTCGTGTATCGGTTGGCGGTATTCCAAAATCCGACGGTAGTCCTCCAAAAGGAACACCGTGACATCCATCTCGCAGGACATCTGATAGATCTCGCCATCATATTCCCGTTCGGCCTGCACATAGTCCGCCGGGTCGATCAGGAACATGGCGGTTTCACGGCGCACACGCCATTCGGCATGGCTTTTCCCGTATTCCGCATGCGAATCATCGGCGTGCAGCCAGTGGAACAGTTCATGGGTGAGAGAGCATCGTTTCTGCACGTCGGTCATATGCTCGTCGATGATTATGGTCTGGATAGCCTCACAGTAGAGGCCTGAAGTGTCATCGTCAAGCGTGGCTTCGATGACGTGGACTGGCTGGTTTTCCACGGCGTCGAGCATCTGCTCGTAGGTCATGCCACGGTTGATGGGCATGTGGCGGTCGAATGGTGCGGCCGTCAGCACGGTTGAATATCCTCCTATCGAATCGGTTCGAGAAGAGGATACTCTGACAGAACAGGGGCGAGCAGTCGTCACTAGCGGCCGTCACCGCCTTCCATTTCCGCGAGCTTATGCGGATCCTTGTTCGCCGCCAAGGACACGTCACCCCTACGTAGTTTCTCCAAAACGATACGCTTACGCTCTTCATCGGATAGAGACGAGGGTTTAACCGAACGTGCATGAGGAACAGGAACCGTGCCTCTCTTATCGGAGGTAACGCCCGTATCGACTGATGTGTCATGGGGAAGTCCGGAGACCGGAATGGAAGAGGATGGCCCATCAATAATCTGAACGACGTTGTCCCCATCCATGATGGCTACGAACTGACGGGCAAGCAGCCCGGGCTCGTTTTCCTCGGTAGCTCGTTTTCGGGCTAGGTTTCCGATCAATTCGATGGCATTGTCAAAATCTATGAGAGGTGCAATGGCATCAAGGTCATCCATCGTCCATGCAGCTTTTCCGCGCAATCGGACGGATACGTAGGATTGGCTCGTCTTCTCGCCCAAGGCCGAAGCAATCTGCTTTTGGGTCAGACTCTTTGCTCGCCGACGTTCTTCAACGAACTCCGCTATGAGCTTGGTGCTCTCCCCGGTCTTCTTAAGTCTGTCATTCCGTACCATGTTGTCATTCTATCTCTTGAGAGAACATTTTTCACGCTATAAAACACGCCGTATCTCCATAGAGATTGACACTATTCCAATCGACCCCTAATATCTCCCATGAGATACGAAAGGTTTTTTATCGTATGTCATCAAACGAAATCATCTCCCAAGCGATCCTCGCTCGCATGGCAACCCAGAACTACCAGGTGAAACAACTCGCCAAAGATCTAGGAACCACGCGAGAGGCAACGGGCCGCAGACTCAACCAGCACACCATATGGGACAGCAACGAACTCGACATCGTAGGCAAGGCACTGGGACTAACGGACATGTTCGGCCTCTGCGATTATGCAAGAGCCCTCGCCGAGATGAACAAGAACGTTCCCCTATCCAAGACCGTCTGACCGGGTTCTTCGGAAGAAAAGAGAGCCATGCGCATCAGGAGCATCAAGCCGGAGTTCTGGCGCAGCCGGGATATAGCGAATCTCAACTGGGACGCCAGACTGGTTTTCATAGGTCTATGGAGTTACGTGGATGATAACGGGGTAGGCAAGGATATCGACTACGACATCATCGGAGACCTGTTCGCGGCTGATCTCATCAAAGACCCTCGCGAGACTGTCGCGAGAGTGTCGCGAGCCCTCGCGAGTCTTTCTGAAGCTGGATTGATATATCGCTACGAGTTCGACGGCACCCCATATCTGGAGATTGCGACATGGTCAAGGCACCAGAGAATCGATAAGCCAGGCAAGTCGAGGTATCCGTCTCATGAGATGGCAGAACCCAATGATTCCAACGGTTCAGACCCAGATTCGCGAGACTGTCGCGAGAGTGTCGCGAGACCCCATCGAGATTTCCACGCCCGGAACAGGGGAACAGGGGAACAGGGGAACAGGGGAACAGAGGATATTTACTCCTCTCTATCCCCTCAAAATCCAGAATCGGAGAAAAACGAAAAATCGGCGGACGAGTCCGCCTCAGAGCCTGAAAACGAGAATGCTTCTTTCGAAGCTTCTCAGAGTTCCAGCAGGGTTGAGGAAACCTCTCCGGTTCAGAAGAAACCTTCCGCGGTTTCTTCGAAGAAGAGAAAAGTTCCGAAAAAAGAGAAGAAGCCCGCGACCCGTCAGACCGTGTTGGCTCCCGACTGGAAGCCCTCGCCCGAACTGCGCATCGCCACGGCCAAGGCGGGAGTCAACCTGATCCGCGAAGTCACTCTGTTCGTCGCCTACTACACGCAGGAGAAACCCGAACACCGCAGCGCCAACTGGGATGCCACATACAGGCGTTGGCTCGAACGGGACATCCAAAACCTGAAAATGGGGCGCGACCCCAACAACATCGCGCTACACCCGGAGAACCTGCCGGTGAACGGCAGGCTGCCGAAGAGCATGCTGAACGACATGCACAACGAGGAACTACAGGCGCGGGCCGCCGCCTGGGACGAAGCCCATCCGCGAGAGGAGGAATTCGATGAACTTTAACGAAGCTCTGCAGGTGCTGCGCCGCATCAACGTACATCACGGGAACGCGCCAATCAGCGACGCGCAGGCCCAATGCTTCTACGAGGAGCTGGCCAGATCGGTGTCGTTCGACGAGGCCAACGCCGCGGTACGGGAATTCTACGCATTGCATCCTCACGGCGAATGGATGACGGTGGGGGATATCAACCTCGCCGTGAGAAGGAAACGACGGCAGTCGATGCCATCGGAGGCGACCATCACCCGGCTGATGGAGGAGAACCAGATTTCCGACCCCGACGAGATGTGGCAGTTCCGACGCTCTCTGCTCAAATCATTGGGCCGTGGCCGTCCCGCCACGCAGGCGGTGCAGCGTGCGTTGGAATTGTCCCGTCACCCGATGCTGGGCGGCCCGAGGGACGGGGCGACGAAAAGCCTGCCGCAGACACGGCCGGGGGGAAACCCCGATCCACGCGATCCGGCCCCAGTCACGACCGTCGTCCAAAGCATCATCGGCGGACTCTCGGCTCGGCCGCATCGGACGGAATAGCCCCCCCGGACATCGCAAGAACATCGAATCAAAAAAACGCCATCAGAAAAAACCGATTGGAGAAAAAACAAATGGCAGACATCACCACACAAACAATCCGAGACACCTTCTTGGACAACCTTCCCGAAAACGTGACGCGCGAGGAGGGGGAGGAGTTCTGGAACGCATGGCTGGACAGGCAGCGCGAAGGGCATGAACCGGACATGCCGACACCTCCGGTCGGATTCCAGTACGCACCGGGCGAAGTGGACGAATTCGACTACGGCGAACCGGACTTGGAAGACGAGCAGCTGACTGAGGACCAGAAGCGAGACATGCTGGGACTGGTGCATGATTATGCGATGAACACGTCGGAACTGGCACGCACCATGCTGGACTGCCAGCATTTCGACGACCCGCAGGTCCGGGAGCTCGTACGTCAGACGTTCAAGGATCTCGAATGCGCCGGAAGCCACGTGTCTGACGCTTTGAAGCTGATGGGTTGGACCGCGGACGATGCGACGGTTGGCTGAAGTTTCTTCCGTTGCCGTCGATGCCGGGCCATGCGGCAACGGAAGAAAATCGGTTATTTTCAATAAAAAACCGGTTAATTACAAACCCTGAGGTTACAGTGGGAACTGTTTGAGAAAACTCAGGCAAGGAGAACCCTCGAAATGACCAAACGTAACAGCAGCGGTCTGCGCAATGCGGGCACCATCGCCACCGTCGCGGCATTGACCCTCGGCATGGCGGGGCCCGGCGTCATGACGGCCACCGCCGACGAAAACACCGCGAACGGCAACACCGACACCAGCGCCGCCCAAGCCACGCAGGAAGTCAAATACACGACCACCGTGGCAGGCACGCCAGTCGACTTCACGAAGGACGGCAAAGGCGATTACACGGCAACCGTCCCCAAGGTCAAAGGCAAGTTCCAAAACCAGGTGATCGTGTCCGGCACAGACAAGTCCCAGATCACTCTGACCACCAGCCAGAAACCTACGGACGGGAAAATCAGCGGCCCCGTCGTCTACACCAGCGCCGCCGATTCCGCGCCCAAGTTCACGTTGACCGTCACGGATTATGAAATCGTCGACAAAATCGTCGACGACCAGCCGACCCAACCATGGAACGCCACCGTTGACGGCAAGAAGACATACCCCCTCGGCGTGAAAGGCGACACCGCATCCGCGGTCCTGGACCAAAGCGCCTCCTACCCGGGCGACATCACCGTCACCAACGGAGCAACCACCATCACGCTGACACCCGTCTACCAGAACGTCACCGTGGAATCCGGCGACAAGCTGGGCCAGCTGAACGTATCCGGCACCGCCGTCTACAAGCAGGCCGCCGACGCGACGAAGAACACTCCGGCATTCAACGTGACACTGCCGTTCGCCTACACCTCGGGCAACCCGGTGACCGTGGACGGCACCGAAACGGAACTCACCAAGTCTGATGACGGAAAATACCATGCGGATTACGCCGGTCCGACATTGGACGAATCCAACAAGCCCAGCACGGACACGGTGACCCTCACCGGCATCAAGACCACACTGCCCATCCAATGGGGCAAAGACGTGCAGGTTGTCGATAAGGGAACCGGCGACACCGCCAGCAAGTTCGTACGCCTCACCGGAACAGCTTCCGGCGAAGTCACCATCCAGGATGACGCCAGCAAGAAAAGCGTCACCGTGCCGGTGGAAGTGGATGTCACCGCGGATCGAGCCCAGGACAAGAGCTTTACCGGCCTGACCGTGACCCGCACCAACGCCAAAGGCGAAACCACCGTATACGACGGGGCCAAAGACTTCAATGCGAAATTCAACCCCAGCACCCATGAATACACGCTGACCCTACCGGCCGATGCGGTCGGCGACAGCTACACGCTGGGCCTCACCCACGGTGTCGACGCCCAGGCATCCAAGCCGACGCTCGCGCTCGGAGAGGGAGCCTCCCGCGTGCTCAAGGTGAACGTGAACGGAGCCGACTACACGGTTAACGTGAAATTCCAGCCGGCCGACCTGAAAGCAGATTCCCCTGCGAAACTCACCGGACTGTACGTGAACAAGACCGGCGAGAACACGAAGGGCCAGCTCATCGACAACTGGGATCCGAACCGGCTCGACTACGTGCTCGCACTGGGGGAGAAGGATCCAAGCCCGTATGTGCTGCCCGAAGCGCCTGACGGAGTCACCATCAAGGGCGGCAACATCACGCAGAACGCGCAATCCACCCGCCAGGAATGGATCGTCACCGACACCGCAACCGGCGTAAGCCGCACCTACAGCCTGACAGTGACCAGGCCGGTGAAAACCGCCGTCACCGAATTCAAGCCGGCAGACCCAGCGAAGCAGGATTCCACGGTGGACCCGGAAAGCCAGCAGGACACCAATCTTGCATCGCACGGCTACACCGGCAAGGACGGCAAATACGTCGTATCAGACAAGGGTTCCTACGAGATTCCCGAGGGTGGAACATTCGCCTATGAGCCGAAGAACGGGCAATCCGCGACCGTCACCGTCGCACATGAGGGCATGACCTACACGTACACGGTCAACGTGCTCGCGCCGGACGGTTCGACCTTCGCGCAACACACGTACACCGTCACCTACATCACGGCGGCCACGCACAAGGCGCAGCTCACAGGCATCCTCGTGGACGGTACGGCCGTCAAGGGCTTCGACCCGGCCAGACACGAGTACAACGCATCCGTGAACGATCCGGACGAATGGATGGTCTCCCCGCAGTACGACAAGGCAAGCGGCATGACCGTCAGCACCGAGAAGAAGGGTGCGGACGCCACCATTACTGTCACATCCGGTGACGGATTGGTCAAGACCACCTACAAGGTGCATGTCACCCGCAAACCATTCGGCGGCAACGGGAACAATGCGCTCGGACTCGCCTCCACGGGCGTCGGCGGCGGAACCGTAGCGTTCCTGTCGATGGCGTTGATGGCTATGGGAGCGGTTCTCGGACTCGTTGCACGTCGGCGCCAGCGCGGACGCAGCTTCTAATAGCAACGGCTTGCGACCTGATGCGGTCGCAAGCCTTCCATTATTTTTTCTGACTCGGCGTGAAATGTCGGGCAAAAAACAAGAAAAGGAAAGAACATGATGAAACAAAAACGGATTGTCGCCGTAGCGCTTGGCCTGGCCCTGTCCGTAAGCCCCATGATCGTGTTGCCCACCGCTTTCGCGGATCAGGTATCGGGGAACCCGTCCTCGTCGATTTCGGCCCGTTCGACGGCTCCGAATCCGCTCGACAAGTTCAGCACCGAAGAGAAGGCGTTCCTCAACAATCACAAGGACAAGATCGCATCCGCCCTGGGCATCGACGGGTTCGACCCATCCACCACCGACTATTACGGCGTCAAGGAATCGGCACTCGACACGGTCGCAGGCAAGATCCCCACCTCGAACACGGGACTGCTGAAGCCGATGGGCGCGCCGCTCGAGATCGACACGAACGCCACCGGCTGGCTCGTCGACGGAAAGATCGCGAAGGACAAGCCGTCCTCCGGCGACATGGCATACCGGGTCACGATCAAGGGCAAGAGCGGCGGCACCGTCGCATACACGCTGCACACCGCCTCACAGGATGCGAGCAGCAAAGCCGATCCGGGCGAGCTGAAGGGCGTGACCGCCACCGCCAATGGCACCGCCGTCACGGACTTCAATCCGGTGAAGGACGGCACATACACCGTGCCCGACGACGCGGAGGTGAAGATCGGCGACGTGCCCGACGGATGGAAGCTCGACCATAAGGCGGATTCGAAGACCGGCACGCTCACCTTCACCTGCACGAAGGATGATGTGACCGTCACCTGGACGTTCAAGTACGATGACGGAACCACCACGCCGAGCACCGGGGACAAGGCCGATCCAAGCGAACTGGCGGGGGTGACCGCCACGGCCGACGGGAAACCGGTCGACGGGTTCGCCCCGACGAAGACCGGCACATGGACCGTTCCCGACGGCGCGGAGGTGAAACTCTCCGGCCTGCCCGACGGTTGGGCGAGCTATAAGAATCTTGACGCGAAACCCGGCACCCTGTCCTACGACATCAAGAAGGGCGACGTCACCGTCGTCACGTGGACGTTCACATACGATTCCACGACCGATCCGGACAAGCCCGCCACGGGCGTGGACGCATTGAAGGGCGTGACCGCGACCGTCGACGGGAAACCGCTCCCGAGCTTCGACCCGACGAAATCCGGCACCTACAGGGTCGCCACGGGCGCCGAGGTGAAGATCTCGAACGTCCCGTCCGATTGGAAGCTTGACAAGACCGCATCCGATTCGAAGCTGGTGTTCGCCGCTTCCAAGGACGGCACGACCGTCACTTGGACGTTCGAATACCAAGGCAAGGATGATGGCGGAGCCACCACCAACCCTGGTGACAATGCCGGAAACAAAAGCCAGAACAACAATGACGGCACGACTTCCAAGCCGACGGTGAACGGCGCGAACCCGCTCGCCTCCACCGGCGTGGGAATCGGCTGGGTTGGCTGGCTCATCGGCATCCTCGCCATCATCGGCGGAGCATTGGGAATCACGGTCGCTGTCCGCAAGCCGAAGGGCAAGGCCACGGACGAGACCCCGGCCCCGGAAGCCGATGACAGCGAAGCGTCATCCGATCAGCCGCTAAACTCCTGACCTCCATCGAAGGTTTGGCAGGAGAAGCAAATACCCTCCCCTGCCAAACCCCACGTTGAATCTTGATGCCATGCGGGACCCTCCTGCAAACCGGCTCCTATAGCATGACATCAACAAGGGATGCCGAAAGGCATCCCTATTTTTTTTATTCAAAAACTTTGGTAAATACCGAGAAAATGTTGGAATCAACCGATTTTGCATGTACGTTGAAGGAAACGAAGACGACCATTCCCATCAGCCGTACGCCGAAACCGATAAGCGGGTTCGGTCTGAAGCCGGGCAGATACAGGCCGTCCGCAGTGAAAGTCGCCGGATTTGACCCGTTGGATGCCAACCATGCCGCATCTACCGGGGTGGGGTCGTTTCCCGTCCTCGACAGGACGTGCAAACAAGGAAAGGAAAACACTGGAATGAAAGACAACCAAACGACACGGCGCATGCCAATGATCGTGACGGCAATGGCCTGCGCGACCGCGAGCATGCTGGCCGGCCTAGCACTGGCCCCATCCGCAATGGCAGCCGACACGACCATCACACTGCAAGGCGCAGACGGAGCAAGCCTGGCCGGACACACGTTCAACGTCTACCAGATAGGCACATACACCGGAGTGGTGCTGAAAGGCAACCAGATCTCCAGCCTCGGAATCCAAGGCACCACCGAATCCAACGCATGGGCGGATGACGCCATCACCATCGCCAACGGCTACGACAAGGACACGTCCGACGACATCACCAAGGTCGGCGGATACGATGCCGCAGGCAGCATCGCCGCCATCGACATGGCCAAGCAGGCCAAGCAGCTGAGCAACATCCAAGCCGCCCTCAACGCCTCCAGCAGGAAGCCGGCCACCGTCACGGGCGGAGCCGACCTGACCACGCAGGATGCCACCCTGAACATCACCGTGCCGAAAGAAGGCCTCTACTACATCACCGACTCCGCAGGCAGCCCGATCATCATCGGCACAAAATCCGGTGCAGGCACCGCCATGAGCGGCGCCCCCGGCCGAACCCTCGGCGTCGCGGTCATCAAGTCGAAGAGCGTGACAACCGACAAGAAGGTCGTCGTGGACCGTGACGGCCGACAGGTCTCCAAGCAGGGTGACGCCGCCGACCCGGTGGCCGTGACCGTGGGCGATACCGTCACCCACACCATCGACGTGACTGTTCCGAACACGGCCGTCAAATTCAAGCTCGCCGACGCCCCTGCCGGACAGGAATACGTGAAAGGCAGCCTGAAGGTGGCTTTGAGCAGGACTGCCACTGACGTGACCGCCGATACCGTCATCTACGACGGCGAAACCCAGCACGGCGCGAAAACCCTGCCGGGCGACACCACTCTCAAGAAGGAAAACGGAACCCCGGCCGACCCGGATATCACCGTTCCGGCCGGAGGCTGGGCTCTGGACGCCACCAAGCTCATCACCACGCAGGGCGGCAAGAAGATCACCATCACCTACCAGAGCGTCGTCACCAAGGCCACGGCCGAGAAACCATCCGAAAACTCGGTTTCCGGCACCGCCATCTTCAAGGACGGAGCCCACTACACCGTCGTCACCAATGGCGACAAGGTTGACCTGAAATCCTACGATTTCACCCTCAAGAAGGTGAGCGCAGCCGACGTGAACACGCTCGTGGATGGAGCTGAATTCCAGATCCAACGCGGAGACAAATACCTGAAGCTGGATACGACGACCGGCGAATGGTCCGAAGCCGCCGACCAGGCTTCCGCGACCACATTCACCACCGGTGACTCCAACAACGACGGCAAGGTCGACCATAAGGACAATGCCGCGCAAAAGGGTCTTATCGCATTCAAGGGTCTCGGCTACGGCACCTATACGGTGACCGAAACCAAGGAGCCCGCAGGCTATGCCTCCTATGCGAAGCCGAGCTTCACCGTCACCATCGACGATGCAGGCACCGCCATCAGGTTCGCCGGCAAGGATCAGCCGGGCCTGACCACCGGTATCGACAACAACACGGTCCAAGTCAAGAACATCACCAACCTGACCCAATTGCCGCAGACCGGTGGAGCCTTGGCCTTCGCCTTCTGGCTGGCGGTCTCCTGCCCATTGTGGGGCAGTGGAATCGTCCTCGCCGAACGCAGCCTGAAGAACCGTCGCAAGGCAGTCAATCTGGCCGGCAACGGTCTCGCCTGATCCAAGAGAGACCATGACGCGGGACGTGCGTCGGAAAACGAAAACCCGTCGAACGTCCCGCTCAATACCTTTTTTCCAAAACCATGCCGAACATGAGATTCAGGGGAAGAGAAAACACAATGCACAGCATATTGAAACGTTCCGCCGCACTGATCGCATCCGCGGCCACGCTTCTCGGCGGAGGCATGCTCATGGCGGGCACCGCGCAGGCGGACGGGATCGGCCTGCCGGTCATGACCATCCATCCGGCCGCGAGCACATCGTATCCGAAGGAGCTGGTCAACGGCGGTTTCCAGACGTTCGGCAACCGGATCGTCGACAAACGTTCCGGCGGCTGGCAGTACCTCTCGTTCGTCGACGGCAACGGCATGGCCATGGAAGGCTCGAGCGAGCGACCATGGGCGAAGGTGGACGGCTGGGATGCCGTGAAATTCGGCTGGAAATCCAATGATTCCGTCAGCGGGCACAGCGGGATCGTGGAAGTCCAACGCTTTAGGACGGCCGTCAAAGGCAGCACGGGCAACGTGTGGGGCGAGATCGCGGCCGCCACGCAGGGCAAATACCTCTACCAGGACATCGACACGGCGAACACATCCGACGCCATGTACACGGTCCGTCTGAAGCACGCCAGCCTCAACAAGGACGCCAGGGACAGCATGCAGGTGCTCGTCGGCGCGCCTGGCCGGGAGAAGCCGGTCACGATGCGCCGCACCATCGCCGATGCGGGCGACAAGGCCGGCGAGGAATCCACCACGATCACGTCCACGGGAACCGGCCAGGACGACCAGTGGGACACGTACGAGGGCACGGTCCTCGTCCCCAGGGGACAGGATGTCACACGGTTCACGTTCAAAAGCGTGGCCGATTCGAACAGTGCCGGCCGTCCCGACAGCGCGGAAGGCAACCTGATCGACGATGTCGTGTTCACCAAGGCCTACCAGCTCACGTACGACGCGAACGGAGGCGTGAAAACCCGGACCAGCCAGATCGACTACACGACAGGCGGTGGAACCCGGGGCAAGGTGAAGACCGTGCGGGATTCGCCCGCACCGCCCGCAGGCCAAGAGAAGATCGTCAACGGCGACTTCGAATACTCGGGGACCGGGGCGGGTCTGTCCGACTCCCCGTTTAACTACGTGAGCCTGAGCCGGAAATCCTACTATTACAAGGATTCCAGGAACGTCAACCACCGTGTCGCCCTGCCCGCCGGATTCGACGCGAAACGGTTCGCATGGAAAAGCGACCAGACCGGCAAGGATCTAGGCAACCCGCCCTACGAACAGGCCGGCGACGTGCAGGTGTGGAACAGGTACGACGGCTCCAACCATTACGCCGAACTCACGGCCGCCCAGGCCGGATCGGCCATCTACCAGGACATCGACACCGAATCCGACAGCGACGTGCAGTACATCGTCAGCCTCAGGCACGCGAGCCTGAACGCCAGCCACCTGGACAGCATGCAGGTGCTCATCGGCGCTCCCGGCCACGAGACCCCGGTAACCATGACCCGCGTGACCGCCAACGGGTACGGCGACAAGGTTGGCGAATCCTCCGACACGATCGCCACCAGGGTGTCCAACCCGAAACCCGCGGACAGGGAGGACTCCGACCATACGGGCCAATGGGAGACGTACACGGGAACCGTGACCGTGCCCGCTGGGCGGCCGGTCACCCGGTTCACGTTCCGCAACGTGTCGTCGAAGAGCGCATGGAACGGCAACCTCATCGACGACATCGCGTTCACGAAAGCCCGCAGGCTCGACTATGACGCGAACGGGGGAACCAAAGCGCAGGCCAGCCAGATCGGCTACAGGACCGACGCGACCCAAGGCGCGGTGGAGACCGTCGCATCCAAGACCCTTCCCACCGAACTGGTGAACGGTTCGTTCGATTATCTGCTGGATGGCGGTTGGGATACTATCAGCCCGGTAGGTCGTGGCGGATACGCTGATGACCGTGGTTGGGGCAGGTTCACAAGTGTGGACCCCGCTAGCGGCGAATACATCCAGAACGCCGGACAGAATCCGGCAACATTCGATTCCACCGGCAAGTGGGTGAAGTGGCCCGGTTTCGATGCTGCGAAGTTCGGCTGGGCTTCGGACCAAAAGGGCGGACAGCCGCAAGGCGGAGTCGGGTTGACCGACCGGCCCAATGCGGTCGAATTGCAGCAGGATTCCGTGACAGGCAACACGTATGCGGAGATCGTCGGCTCGGAGAGGGGCAAGGCGATCCTACAGAAGATCGACACGCAGCATGATTCGGACACCGTATACACGGTGCGTTTCGACCATGCGAGCCTGTCCAAGGAGCACGCGGACTCGATGCAGGTTTTGGTCAACGGCAAGCCCGTGACCATGACCCGCGTCACCAGCAACAAGGCGGGTGACGAACAGGGTTGGACCGGTACGAGCATCACCACGCACGCGACCAACACCAACCGTTTCCAGCATGACGGCCAGTGGGCGACCTACGAGGGCAAGGTTACGATCCCGGCGAACACGCCTGTCAGCACGTTCACTTTCAAAGCCCTGAACGCCGTGGACCCGACCAAGGGCAACCTGATCGACAATCTGACGTTCAAGATCGCATACAGGCTCAGCTACGACGCGAACGGCGGCACGAAGGCGAAGGCCAGCCAGATCAGTTCCATGACCGACGGCAAGGTGAGGACGGTGGCGGACGAGAACGTCCGGTACGGTTCCCTCGCTAATGGCGATTTCTCCTACCCCTCGTTCTCCGACATTCAGGAGAACGAGCAGGGAACCTCTGCCGATCTGCGCACGTTCCTCAAATCGGATGACGGCACGCTTTGGGACAACATGTCCGTCACCGATCTTTCCAAGTACGGAAAGATCGGGCAGATCCCCGGTTTCGACTCTTCCAGGTTCGCATGGTCCAGTACCGAGAACGGTTCAAGGGTCGAATTGCAGCAGGATCGCAACACCAAGAACACGTATGCGGAGATCGTCGCCCAACAGGACAACACCAGCATCTACCAGAACGTGTCCACCGGCAACGGCGGAGTACTGTACAAGATCCGGCTCAAGCACGCCAGCCGCCAATCCTCCCATGCCGACAAGATGCAGGTCCTCGTGGGATCCGACACGGACCACGCGACGCCTGTGGAGATGACCCGCGTCACCTCTAACGGCCATGGCGACAAGGTGGGCGGGAAGTCCACGACCATCACCACAAAGGTATCCAACACCGATCCCCGAGACCATGGCAGCCAGTGGGAGACGTACGAAGGCTATTACCAGGTGCCCGAAGGACAGAAGAACACGGTATTCATGTTCAAGAGCCTCGAAGGGTTCAAAGATGATGAGACCCGGCCCGGCAACAACGTCGGCAATCTCGTGGACGACATCGAATTCTCCCGTTCCTACAAGTTGACCTACGACAAGAACGCATCCGACGCGACCGGCAAGGTCCCGTCGAATCAGCGCGGCAAGGAGAACGCCGTCGAGCCCGCCGAATCGAAGACTACCGGAAACGTGAAGACGGTGGCGGATAATACGTCGAATCTGCCGGACCATCTGGTGAACGGCACGTTCGATTATCGCGGCAACGAGATCATCAACGAGAACCAGAGGGTCTACGGCGACACAACCGACCTCGCCATAATCAGCGCGAAGACCGGCGTCATCGGCAACCCGCTGCACAGCAAGCTCGACAACTGGGATTCCGGCAAGTTCGGCTGGAGATCCAACGACGCCACCGCCGGCGTCGACACCGTCGAGGTGCAGCGCCGCAACCACACCCCGTATCCGACCAACGCGGGCAACGTGTGGGGCGAGATCGCCGCAGCCAAGCGAGGCAAGTACATCTACCAGGACATCGCCACCACGCCCGGCGTCGTGTACAAGTGGAGCCTCAAGCACGCGTCCCGCAACGCGGACCAGGACGACAGCATGCAGGTCATGATCGGCGAACCCGGCAAGACCGTCGCACAGCAGGCGACCCGCACCACATCCAACGGGTCGGACAAGACCGGCAGCGCCGGCACCACGATCACCACGCACGGCACCGCGCAGGACGGCAGATGGGAGACCTATACCGGCGACTACCTCGCCACCTCGACCACGACCCGCTTCACGTTCAGGAGCGTCAGGGACTCCAACGGCCAGGGCCTCGACTTCACCGCCGAAGGCAACTGCGTCGACGACCTAAGCTTCGACAAGGCGTACAAGCTCTCTTACGACAAGAATTCTTCGGACGCGACCGGCAGCGTGCCATCCAATCAATACGGCAAGGAGAACACCGTACAGCCCGCCAAGTCCAAGACCACGGGCAGTGTCGGACTCGCGGCTGACAAAACCGCTTCCGGCCTGACGGTGCATGATCTGAAGAAGAACGACAAGGGCAAGGTGCCCTCCAATTCGAAGGCGGATTCCACGCAGCCGGCCGCGTTCAAGGCTCCGGACGCCAAGGTGGAGACCATCGCCTCCAGGGCCGCGGGCGACGAGCTGGCCGTGAACGGCGGGTTCGACACCCCGAAGTGGACGATCGCCAAGGAGGGGCAGGGCCTGCCCTGGGTGTATGTGAAGCCCAATAAGGGCACGATCCGCTCCTACGCGCAGGCCATGGCCGGACAGACGGGCGTGAAGGCCGGCGGCCTGACCGCCGCCACGTTCGCCTGGCAGGACGTGGACGCCATCGGCGGCAACCAGAACTTCGAACTGCACCGGGAGAAGGACGGGAACACGGCCGCCGACGTGCATGCGGGCCGTACCGTCGCCCAGACCGTCGCCACGACGCCCGGCGCCAGCTACACGTTCAGCATCCGCCACTCCGGCCGCAGCAAGGGCAACGCGGGCGGCGTGACCCTGCTCACCGGCCCCGACAAGGATCATCTCACCCCGGTCAAACTGACCCGCACCACGGTCTCCAAGACCGGCCAGAAGTACGGGGACAGGACCGGCGACGTGGGGACCGTAGCCTACACGCACTCCGATTCCATGGACGCCACGGAAGGCAGCCACGAACCGTGGGACCATTCCGACGACTGGGAATCCTACGAGGGCACGGTCATCATCCCCGCCGGACAATCCCGCACGATGATCGCCTACAGGGGCGTCGCCAAGGACGGTACTCTTACTGCCTCCGCCAATGACAGCATCATCGACGACCTGAGCTTCCGCCTCGCCTACAAGCTCAGCTACGACGCGAACGGCGGGGCCAAGAAGAGCACGTCGCAGATCAAGGCCTCCACCGATGGCAAGGTGAAATCCATCGCCGACAAGACCTCCAAGGTTCCGGTCCATGATCTGGAGGACACGGACGTGCCCGGCCAGTACCGTGATTTCATCCTCGACACCACCAAGGTCAAGTTCTCCGATGTGAAGTTTGAGAATGGTGCATGGTTGAACGCGCCTATGCCGGACTCCGGCGACGGCGCAACCGCCATGTTCCCGTTGAAGATTGGTGCCAGCGCCACCCTGCCGAATGTCGGCGAGTGGACCGATGGCAGCGGGCACACCCATTCGATCAACGCGGTCATCTCGCTGCATTCGTGGAACGGCGGAAGCATCAGCCAACTGTGGACCCACGTGGAGGGTGAACTCTCCACGCGCAAGGATTTGTTCTGGATCAACACCGTCGGCAGGAACTTCGACCTGCCGACGCAGGTGATCAAGGCACTCGGCGGCATCGACACGTCGAAGCGCGTCGGATGCCAGTGGACCGTGAACTTCACGTACGAGGACGGCACCCCCGTGCCCGACACGTTCCGTGGAGTCACCGGTTTCAACGATCTGGACGGCTGGGACGCTCAACCCGATCTGAAGTTCGAGGGTGTTCAACTGGTCTCCGGCTTCGACGGTGCTTACAAGACCCGCGATGCCGAGCTCGCCACCTATGGGGTCAACGGTTTCGCAGGCGCCAAGCATGACTCGGGCCCTGAGTCGAACCTCGATGGCAAGCAGCAGGTCAAGCATCGTCTGGCCGCCACGTGGACCGGCTCTAGCTTCACCTTCGGCTACGATCTGCAGAACCCCGAGGGACGCGATCGCGGCAGCCGAATGACCTTTGGTGTTCCGGTGACCCGCACCCAGGTCCTCACCTACAAGGCGAACGGCGGAACCGGCCAAGTGCCCTCGCGCACCGAGACGGGCAGGACCGAAACCGCCGCATCCGGGACGGATGGCACGGTCAGGCTTGCGGCCGACAAGAGCGCCGGACCGGAATCCGGAACCATCGCGGACGATCGCAAGGTGCTGACCGACACGATCGCCAGACAGGATGATGGGACCAGTCAGCGGACGATCGCCCGATCCGACGGCAGCGTGCAGGTGCAGACCATCGCCGACACGGGCGCCGTATCCGGCTGCCAGGTGTACTATCCGGCCGGCGCCAAGATCACACTGGCGACCGCGAAGGCCGACTCCGACTGCTGGGATTCCAGCCAGATCAGCAAGACCAACCGCACGTTCTACGGTTGGAGCGCGAACACGGACGCCAACGACAGGGACGTGCCCGTCGCCGACACCATGGACCGGAACACGCTGAACGCGAACGCCAGGACGGAGATCGTCATGCCCGCCAGGGCGAAGACCGTATACGCATTGTGGGCCATCAACCCCACCCTGTCGTACAACGTGAACACGCCCGCCGGCAGCAACGCGCCCGGCACGCCCGCATCGCAGACCGTGCCCTACAACACGGCCGCCGCTGACAAATCCGGTTGGGCGGCCGGCGACACGGGCAAGATTCCCGGCTACCGGTTCGACGGCTGGTACACCGCCCCGAACGGCGGAAACAAATACGATTTCAACACGCCGCTCACCAACAACGTGACCGTGTACGCGCACTGGATCGGCAACGGGTACACCGTCAGATTCGCCGGCAACGGGGCGACCGGCGGCGGCACCCCGGACCAGGCGTTCCAATACAACATCGGCCAGAACCTGCACCGGAACGGGTTCACGCGTGACGGATACACGTTCACCGGGTGGAAGCGCGCCGACAACCAGCAGGCGTACGGCGACGGCCAGTGGGTCAACAACCTGACCACGCAGCCGAACGGGATCGTCACCATGGTCGCCCAATGGTCGGCCAACGAGGCCCACATCCGCTACAATCCGAACCCGCCCGCGGGCAAGACCACGGGAGGCCAGGGCACCCCCAACTGGGATGGCCACACCGGAGACACGCCGACCATCGGCCAGAACGGCTGGACGATCGACGGGTACACGTTCGCCGGCTGGGCCACCAGCCCGGACGGGAGCGGCGCCAGGTACGCGCCGGGAGCCAGGTGGACGGCGAACGGCACGCTCACCCTGTACGCGCAGTGGACGCCCGGCCAGGCCAGCCTCACCTACGACGGCAACGGCGCGACCGGCGGCAAGACCGACCCGCAGACTGGCAAGACCGACGAGAAGATCAACGTGCGCGACAACGGATTCACCCGCGACGGCTACACGTTCGTCACGTGGAACACTCAGGCCGACTGCAAGGGCAATGCAGTGAAACCTAACAGCGAGTGGACGCTGCAAGGTTCCAGCACCCTGTACGCCTGCTGGGCCGGTAACGCACAAACCCTCACCTATCACGGCAACGGCGCAACCGGAGGCAACACGGCGGCACAATCCGGCAAGACCGGTGACGAACTGACCACAAACGCCAATGGTTTCACCCGCGACGGATACACGTTCGTTCGTTGGGACACCGCCAAGGACGGTTCCGGCACCGCATACGGCGAAGGCAAGAACGGTGTCAGCCAGTACACGATGAAGCCTACAGGCAACGACCTGTACGCCATCTGGAAGGCGAACCCGGCCAGCATCGTCTACCGCAACGGCTACCCGAACACCACAGGCAGCACGCCCGACACCACCGGCAGCACGGGAGACACGGTCACCGTCAGCCAGAACGGTTTCGACCGTCCCGGCTACACGTTCACCGGATGGAGCACCAGCAAGCGCGGCGATCCGAGCCTTAACCCCGGCGACAAGCACACGCTGGAACCCGGCACCACCACCGTGTGGGCCCAGTGGAAGGCCAACCCCGCACACTTGGTGTACAACAGCAACATCGGCAGCATTGGCTCGGAAACCAAGACGGTGGACGGTGTCGTTGACCAGACCGTGAAGACGATCGACAATCCGTTCGACCGTCCCGGCTACACGTTCTCCGGATGGAACACGCAGGCCGACGGCAAGGGCAAGGCATACGATCCGGGCGCGGACTACACGCTGACCGCGAACGACAAATCCACGCCGAAGAACACCTCGGTGCTCTACGCGCAATGGACGATCAACAAGGTCACGTTGAAGTTCGACCCGAACGGCGGCGTGGGTGGATACCCATCCATCAACACGGACGCATTCGGTTCGGTCACCATCCCCAAGGATGCCAAGGAGCCGAAGGTCACACGCCCCGGCTTCCGCTTCACCGGCTGGAGCCTGAAGAAAACCCCGGACAAGGATGAGACCCTGCTGACCCCCGGCAAGGATACGGTCAGCATGCCGGCCGAAGGCGAGGTCGCCGTATACGCGCAATGGGAGCCATCCATGACCACGCTCCCGTTCACCGGCGGCAACGCTCAGATTCCGACCATCTGGCTGTGGGCCGGCCTCGCGTTCCTGATCATCGCGGCAGGAGCCTTCTCCCCGATGATCCGACTGCGCATGGGAGCCGGCAGCAAAGGCCGTCACGCCGGGACGCCGACCATTGGAAGGCATTCCCGGTGAGCATGGCCGTAGCGACATCGCGAGACGTGTGGGAGTCCATGCGTCTCGCCGTCGATGACAG